TTATTGAACTTCAAAATCCATTATCAACCTGATAAAGCGCTCTGATAACTCTTGATAGCAGTCTAAATCAATCCTGCCATCACGTGTAGACTCTTTTAGTAATAAAGGTTGAAACTGTTGGTACAAATTTACCATTGATTCATGATCACCTTTCTGAGCTTTAATAGCTAAAGAAGTAAGTGTTTCCATATTCTATTCCTCCCTTAAAAAGTTTTATAAATTTTTTAAAGGAGGAGCTCGTATATAAATAAATCTGAGATTATCTTTTCATTAACTTCTTTAACTTTTCTAGCAACCTTTTCTTGTAAATAGAAATTGCTTGCTGTGATATTTCCTTTTCTTGTGCAAGTTCAGTATCACTTTTTTTTACAACATATTTTTCTAAGAGAAATCTCTTTTCTTTAGTATTAAGCTGTTTGATTGCTTTTATAAGCATTTCATCTTCAAAATATGTTTCAAGGTTTATCAAGTCAAGTAATGGCATGTTGATAATATTAAAATAGTTATCTGTGTAAGAAGAATCGAGTGTGATATCTTGAAAATCGGTAAGGAGTAATTTAGCAGAGTAGTTTCTCTTTTTTCTATAATAGTTGTTTGCATGATAGTGTATTCCTATATGAATGTATTTTTTTAGTTTGTTATCACTTGGAGTATTTGCCATGTGAACTACCTCCTATATCTATGTGACTTTTTCCGTATGTCGATACTGCCAAAAACCTCTATAAACTTTTTCAACAGGCAAGTTATTATCGTCTACCATTTTTGGTAAAATATTACTTGCTAGATTTTTATAACCTAAATTGAAATGTAGATTTTCTGTGACTACAGAATAAATTTGTGAAGCATTCATTGGTATGCCAGAAGATTTCAAAATGTAGCAGATATCTTTAGAAATAATGTCATAGGGAATAGAAGAAAGCTTTATTTTTTGATCCTTAAATTTTGTGTAATCAATTTCTTTCTTTGGGATAATAGTAGTTTGAGAAAGTGCATTTCCTTCAGAAATAGTATCTTCTATTTCTTCTATTCGATTTAATCGTTTTTCAACGGCTTCATATAGGCTGGCTACGGCTTTTCTTTCATGCATTAATTCAACCAGCAGCTTCATCAGGGTTCTTTTTTCTTCTAACAGATTCAAAATAATCACCTCTTTATTAATAAGAGGTTTTAAAGTTACCAAATTACAACAAAAACCGACTATCAATTTATTAGATTGATGGTCGGTTTTTGTTGCTTTATTAAATTAAAAGTGGGTAATAAAGATTATTTATGTCAACAGACTGTTTTCTGAATAAAAAATACAATAATTTTGAATACAAAAAAGTAATTTATGAGGGAAAATAGAAAAATCAGCCCAAATGGTGAATCTGCAAAATTTTTATTCGAAATTATTTCTCTATTGATAGATATTTTTTGTGCAGGTGAAAGTGGCATTTATTACGATAATAACTGCTGTTTTAGCAATTACTACCACTGGCTTATCAATTTTTATTTAATAAGGTAAGGAATGTAAATTTACTAATTGAATAACAATTTAAAAGGAGAGAAGAGACGCCATTTCGAAAACACTTAATAGTAGCATGGCCCACTATGATCTCTATCTCATATTTTTAGTTCACAAAAATAGTTTAGATTTTCTATTTCGAAAAAATTTGCCAAGAGAAAGTGAGAGTGCATTAATAACAATGCTCCAGCTTAACATAATAATTAACAATTTGAATTGAAAAATCACACAAAAAAGAAAAACAAATAAGTATTTGTAAAGTGATAATTTCAGTTTGTTTTTAAAGTAAACTAACTCTTCATTATCAAGTGGTTTATTTTTATTATCAATAGGATTGGATAAATAAATATAGATGTAAGATACACAAGCTAAAAATTCTAAAATATTAATTGATACAGCATCTGATTTGGCTAATATTATCATCAATTGAATTAGCAATAGAGAGAAGAGAATACAAAAGTGATCATTTTTTAAATGTAGTCCTCCAGCATATCGTCTCAGAGTAAGAAAACAGATAGTAAAAAATATTGTTTCTAAAAGAAAATGATTAATTGTACCTAAAGTTAAAATGAGAAATGCGATAAAGAGATATTGAAAAAGTGTTTCTAATCCATAAATGTATATATCTACTTCATCCAAGTCTATAATTTTTTCTTTGACTAAAGTGTTCGCTAGGATTCTAGTAAATTTTTGCATATCTTAAAATTTTCTTAATTTTTTTACATTTTTAGGAATTTTTTTTTGTCCAAAGATAAATGCACAAGTAAAGTTTACAGACATTCCTGCACTAGCAAAACTTATTTTTTTTGTTAAATTGAGAATTTGTTTCATCATAATCCCATATCTCCTTTATTTTTTATTTTATTTATAAGTAGTTAGAAATATAGAGTTACTTTCTTACTACTGTATAATTTGTTTGGAAAAAGTTAATAAATTTCAATTAAAGTCCCATAAAATTATTTTTACGCAATAATAATCATTTTCGATAAATTGCTCATAAATACCACTATTTTCATGGACAGTTTTTTTAATATTTTTTATTCCTATTCCTTCATTGGAAATTTCACTATGATTAGTATCAATAGTATTTTTTATGTTAATAAACAAACTTTTATCAAAATATTTAATCTTTAGATCAATTTTTTTGAAACAAGATTTATCAATTTCTAAACAAGCATTAATAGCATTATCAAGTAAATTACCCAAAAGTACAATAATGATGTCATTTTCTAAATTTAATTCTTCAGGAATGAGACACTTTACTTGAGTAACTATACCATGATTTTTTGCAAAATATATTTTATGAGAAAGTAAATAATTCAATTCTTTATTTGGAGTGTAGACTTCAAGCGAATTATTATCTAATTCTGAAATTTGCGATTGAATGGTTGATATGAAATTCATCGCATCTGTATATTTTTTATTTTCAATGTGACTTGCTAAGATAAGTACCGTGTTTTTGAAATCGTGCCTCATAGATTGAAGTTGCTCCTGTGAAGCAATAGCATTAGTAAGTTCCTTTTTCTGCTTAATTAAGTTAAATTCTAGTTTTTGATACTCTAAATCGGTTCTGTTTTCTTTCTTCATACGATTATACAGAATAAAAAAACCTAAATTGAGAAAAGAAATCTCAAATATCAGCAATAAAGTAAGAATCGTATTTTCAATAGGTATTTCTATTATAAAATATAAAAACATATAACAAGACAATACAAACAATGAGGTTAATGGAACAAGATAAACAATTAACTTTGAAGCTTTTCTTGTTCTAAAAAAATCTTTTTTAATAGAATTATTGCACAGATAATTAAAACTGTCTTAGTAGCAAATGTTGGAATTGTTCCATCTATAACTAAGGGAATTTTATTTAAATCATAATTAAGTAATTGAGTTAGTTCCAGAGCTGTAATGCTCTCACTTAATAAAGTAATTAAGACATAAATACCCCCAAAATAGAATTTATCAATCATTGGTAATTTAATGTTATAAGTTAAAAAAGCTATAAAAAGTATATATGATATTAAATTAAGCAGTGTTAAAGTTGATTCGTTCAAGGGAATGAAATGATTTATATTTATTCCTAAATTTGGTATGAAAACTCCGAAGAAGCCTATTATTAATTTATTCTTTTTACATTCTGCAAATCTTTTCATAAAAAAATAAAATAAGAATATATCAATGAGTGTTGAAGTCATTAACAAGAATATCGTCATATTAAAATTTCCTTTCCATATATCTAAGTATTTCAGTTCTTGCATACGATCTGAATTTTCTACTTATTGGAAGAATTTGATGATTTTGTAATTCGTGATTACTAAATTTCAATATAACATTTTCACCAGATAAACGTATTAAAGATTTCAGATTAATGATAAAAGACGTATGAATTTGAACAAAAGAGTCATTCAGTTTTTTTAATAAATCGTTTGTTGACATGATAAATTCATCTGCACCATTTTCAGTATGAATTAAAACGTATCTCCCTTTTTTTTCAAAATAAATAATATTTTTAAAAGGCACCAAAACTACTTCATTTCTTTTTTTGTAATAAAATTCTTCTTCTTCTGAATCAAGCAAATCTGTTATTCTATTGATTGTTTTAAATAGCTTTTCTTTGGTTACAGGTTTTATTAAATAATCAAAAGTATTTACCTCAAAAACATCTTTCATATATTGTGTGTAATAAGTACAAAAAATAATAAAAGCATGTACGTCAATTGATCTTATAAGCTTTGCTAATTGTAAACCATTAATAGTTGGTATCTCGACGTCTAAAATGTAAATATCATAGTGACTATTGTTAAGATTGTTAATGAGTCGCTCTGATTGATTAAAAATATCACAATCTATTGTAAAACTATCGCTTGTATATTCTAATAGATAATTTTCAATAGAGCTAGTAACTATTGGAATGTCATCACATATTGCAATTTTTAAGGTCTTCATATTTGAGGCTCCAATCTTTAATTAGTTATGAACGGCATAAAGAAATCAAATATTGTACAATCAATTTTAACTCCTTCAGTAGTAAAATCGTCTGATTTGTAATGATCAGCAAAGTAAATGTAACGATAAACAAAATTTGAAAATACCGTTGATCACTTTAAATAATTTTAACATGATAGTTTTCATTTTGGAAATATAGATTACAATGCGAACAGATTCCATTTATTAATTGTTTTCAGATTTTCTTATGTTATTTGAGACTGCTTGATTGTCGATTGTTACATGTCATTTTTTTGGGGGAAGGATTTGTTACATTGGTAACAAGTAGTAATGTATTTTACTAGCTCTTAAGAATTACCTGTTTAATGACTTTTCTTGAAATTAAATTTATCTTTTATTCGCAAAAGTTATTTTATAGGTATCAAATTATACAGTATGGGAGGGGAGAATAATGGAAAAAGCAATGGTTGTAAATAACAAGAGTTGTTCAGTATGTGCTATTGGAGCAGCTTGCTTAGCGGATGGACCAGTTCCAGATTTTGAAATTGCAGGGGTATCTGCTATTTTCACAGCATTTGGTTAAAGTATTTAAAGTATTAAAAGGAGGTGAAAAGGATATGGAAAAAGCCATGATTGTAAATAACAAAAGCTGCTCAGTATGTGCTATTGGAGCTGCTTGTTTAGCGGATGGACCAGTTCCAGATTTTGAAATTGCGGGAGTATCTGCTATTTTCACAGCATTTGGTTAGAAAATAATTAAGCAAATACATTACTACTTAACTATAAATAATCGTGTCATCATAATAGAGAGTGTAAAATATTTTGTGTAAATAGAAAAAAGGAAGTCCCTTCTGTAGAATAGAGTTACCACAACACATTCACAGAAAAGAGGACTTCCATATGAACGATTTTACTATAGAAATTCTAAAGACTCTAGCGAACAAAGGCGATTTGAATGAATTATTCCGTGTCCATTTGGAAAAAGCTGTCAATACGCTTCTCAAAACGGAGTTAACGGCTTTTCTCGATTATGAAAAGTACGATCGCATTGGTTTTAACACGGGTAATTCTCGTAACGGCTCCTATGACCGTACGGTCAAGACCGAGTACGGGGAACTTCATCTCCAGATTCCGCGCGACCGCAACGGCGAGTTCAAGCAACAGACTGTTCCTGCTTATAGACGGACGAATGATACCTTAGAGGAGACCGTCATTCACCTCTTCCGAAAAGGTATTACCATGTCGGAAATCGCAGACTTGATTGAGAAAATGTATGGGCATCACTACACGCCCCAAACCATGTCCAATATGACTAAATCATTTACGGAAGAAGTCACTTCATTTAAGGAACGTGAGCTTCATGACCGTTATGCCGCTATTTATATGGACGCAACCTATATCCCTTTAAAGCGGAAAACCGTCGCCAAGGAAGCCATTCATATCGCAGTTGGCATTCGCCCGGACGGATCAAAGGAAGTATTGAGCTATGCGATTGCACCAACTGAATCTATCACGATTTGGGAAGAGATTTTAATAGACCTCCAGGAACGTGGCGTGAAAAACGTCCTCCTTTTCATCACGGATGGCTTAAAGGGGATGGCAGGGGCCGTGCAGCGGTTCTACCCCAAAGCCCGTTTTCAACATTGCTGTGTGCACGTTTCCCGTAATATCAGTCACAAAGTGCGTGTCGATGATCGTAAGGAAGTCTGTGATGATTTTAAAATGGTGTATCAAGCGTCATCTAAAAAGGCGGCATTGGAAGCACGTGGTGCTTTTGCGGAAAAATGGAAAACCAGTTATCCAAAAATGGTGGAATCGATCCTTTCGAACGATTACCTGCTCACTTTCTATGATTTCCCATTAGCCATACGCAAGAGTATTTACTCTACGAACTTGATTGAATCCTTTAATAAGCAAATCAAGAAATACAGCCACCGCAAGGAACAGTTCCAAAATGAAGAGTCGATGGAACGTTTCTTAGTCTCGTCTTTTGATACTTACAACCAAAAATTCCTAGGTCGCAGTCATAAAGGTTTCCAACAGGCCGAAGGCGAGCTCGAACAAATGCTGAGTCAACCGATGGAGAATTAGAAACAATCTACAGTAGGGAAGAACCATTTACACAAAATTATTGACGCTCCCTCATAATACGGAGTAATAGTATAATAAGCTCCGTATTATGTAATAGTTGGATTTAACTTGTAATTTAATAAGAGGAGGTGTCTCAAATGAATTATTTAGCAATTAATCCTAAGGTATCAATGTTTTTGACAAAAGATGCATACAATATAATCATCGAAAAAGAAGATTCCAACAAAAGGAAAATATATGATTATTTTTCTGTTAACAAAACAGGAAAACTTATTCTTGAAAGTATAAATGGAGTAGAAAAATTCGATACGATCATAGATATATTTATAAAAAAACATAATCTTATTGAAGATGATCGTCAATGGATTACTGAATTCATAATGGATATGATTCGTAAAGAAATTATACTTGTTGAAAAAAAGCCAAGCAAAACACCTCACGTTCTAGTGATATTTGGAGAGACTAATTTAATATCTCCAATGCATGTAACTATCGAAATTACTGAAAAATGCAATCTTTATTGTGATCATTGCTACTTAAATGCATCATGCAATAAAACTACTTCAATAGACTATGAAAGTTTTGAGTCTTTAGTAAAAGAATTAAAAGAAAATAACGTTTTATCTATCGAGTTAACAGGTGGAGAAGTTTTCATGAATAAAGATGCTGATGCAATTTTGGAACTAGCGTTTGCAGAGTTTGCTCAAGTTGCAGTTTTAACCAATGGAACAATTTTAAAAAAATCAAGTCTAGAAATTCTAAAAAGAAATAAAGATAAGTTAGTGGTTAGTATTTCTTTAGATAGTGTTTCGGAGGAAACACACGATTCTTTTAGAGGATTCAAAGGAGCTTTTAAGAGTACATGTAGAACTATAAAAAAATTGAGTGATGAAGGTATTCATGTAAGAGTTGCATCCTCGATTTTCGATAAAAATATGTGGGAAATTGATAAACTAGCAGAATTATCAAAGAGATTAGGTGCAGAAATCTTTGTTTATAATTTTATTGAAGATTTTGGTCGAGGAATAGAGTTCAACGAGTCTAATGCTATTGCATCTACAGAGAAGTATCGTAAATATTTAAATGATACAGTTCATAAATTTAAGGATATTATTCCTATAATTGAATCAGAATTCTTTTTAAAAGCATCATCAAACTGTGGTGCTGGGATCAATTCTTTTCTTATTGGTTCTAATGGAGATATCCGTCCTTGTGCAATATTCCCTAAAAACAAGATTTTTGGAAATATTTTTCAAGAAGAATTCTCAAATATTTTTAGCAAAGACATTTACAGCCAGTTAAGTAAAATAAAGCCACCTAGTACAGAGAATGGATGTTCAGTAGATTGTCCAAAATATTTATCATGCTTAGGTTGCTACATGAAAGGATTAGAAAATAATTTTGATAAACAACCTAATGAATTTTGTACTTGGATAAAACACAATGATCTTGCTGAATTTATGGAAGTATATAAGGAAGGTCGTGCTGTCTAAATGAAATGTATATCTAAGTATTTTTTTAGGCATCTTCCCAATGAAGCCACTAAAAGAACAATTCTTTTGGTACAGAAAGAAATTATATCGAAAATTAATCATATTGAGCTTGAATTAGGTATAGTGGTTAAAATGTTTGTAGTAGGATCAATTTCCAGCTCATTCGTTGAACTGGTTAGTATTCAATCAGTTGATGAGTTAACAGAAACTCAGTATAGAGAAATCATTACAAAAATAGAAGTATTAGAAAAAAAACAATTTAACTCATTAGGTTCAATTAATATCTCCAGTTTGGAAATTGAGGATATTGGTTTAAAAAGAAAAACTAAAAATAATACTGACAAAACTTTTATAATTTTAAATAATCAATTTAAGAATTGGAATGACTATAAGTTCATCCCAAACAAAGAAATTTTGTTAGGCAAATTTGAATTGAATGGTGAACCACGAAATACGGATGTATCATTTATTGGTAATTATTTTAATGTTGAATCTCTAAATTCATATGAAGAGCTTGTAAAATTGAAACTGTATGAACAATTATGGGAAAGTAATAGAGCATTAATTAATATCAGAGAAAAAGGGTACTGTTATTCGACAGTGGCAAAATTTCATGAAAGATTAAGTATTTTTATAATAGGATCTGTGGCGGAGTATAGTATTGAAAAAAGCGAATTCGTTAGAAAAAGTATCCAAAGCGCGAAGTTTTCAAGCGATAGTTTGAGAAAAGCAAAACAGAGATTGAAAAAAAACTTTCTAATTTCTTCTAGTCTAAATCAATCTTGCTACACTCTTTTTCCTTTCTGGATTTTCAATAAAGAAGTAGTTATAGAAGATATAATCAATGTTATTGATAAATTAAATGTGGATGATCTGCAATGTAAATTTTTATCTAGTGAATTTGTATGTACAAAGATTGGGGCAAATAATGAATAAAGAATATATCTATATGGAATTTAGTTTTCCTATCAATGTTTCAGTAGATCATATATATATATATCCAAAATTCGAAATGTTACCAGGTTATTTACATTTGCTTGAACACATGATTATACGAAATAGTAAAGTAGAGTTAGAAAAGTATGAACTTAAAAATAACATTTATAATGCATTAACTGATAAAAAAAAGATGAACTTTGTATTTATTCATAGTGATTTTGAAGAAATTCCTATTAGTTTTTCAGCAGATACCTTTTTTCAAGAAGAAGATTTTAATACAGAAAAAAAGATTATTATAGAGGAAAGAAAGTTATATCCTGATAATTATCCATCTGTCGATAAGATTTTGGGAACGGAAGATCAAATTGAAGAATTTAAGTTGAGAATTTTACAGAACAATTTAAGAAACAATGAATTTTCTTTTATACACTTTAATTATGCCTCTCATAATCAAAAAATAAATGAAAAGAGAAAAGAGTACTTACCTATTTCTATGAATTCGATTTTTAATTCTGTAATTTCTAAAAGCAAAGGATATATTGTTTTAAAAGAGTCCTTTGTTGCAAAGTTAATTATCTATTTTTTAAGAATATTAGAATTCACTGTTATCGGGTTTAAGTTTAATGTTAACAAGGAAAATAAAAGAATAGAAATATCATATTACGAAAATACAGATTTACCCAAAATACTAACCCAAAAATCTCAGATATTAAAGCGTTATAAAATATTTCTAAATGAGTTTAGGTTTCATAATCAAGAAATGATTTATCTAATAGAAAATTTTGAATGCGTAATTGAATTTGAAAAGTACTGGGAGGAATTGACTTGGGAAAAGCTTCTATATTAAAAAAGAAAGCTGCCTTTCTTTTTATAGTTAACCTCGTTATGTTGCTTATTGTATGGGGATTAAGAATTTATGGAATAAAGTCACCTAATGTATCAAACTATCTAGTTTGTTTGGTTTATTTCATTATTCTGATGTTAGAGTTAGAGTTCAGTAATATGCTGATTTTTTTTAAAGAACAATCGTTTTCTACACCCAATTTTCTTAGTAATTTAATTAGTACTATAAATATTGGAATCTTTCTCATGACTCTGCTTCTTTTATGCAATCGTTTATTCAACAATTCTTTTATAGGAATTTTAGATAGTAAAGTTTGGTTATTGAATATTTCTCTATTCTTAGTTAGTATGTTATTAGTGATAAAAAAGCAAATCATAAATTTAAAAGATAAGAAGAAAATGTTATTTATTTTTATAGGAATGGGATTATTCATCTTTCAGCTTACTGTTTTAGATGTCTTTTCTATTTTAGTGATTTTTTTCACTACAAGCATAATAGATAGATTTAATCTGAATGCAAATTATCGAATAATTACATTGTATTTGTTAGTTATTTCTATGATTGCATTACTAGTATTAGCCTTAAAGTCTCAAAATGTTGTCGTTTGGTTTATAGTTGGAATGTTGATGATAGTATTTATTACAATTAGAAAGTTAGGAGGAGCTATTTATGGATAGAAAGTTATTAAGAATACTTATTGCTATTTGTTTTTTAGTAGGCGGCATTGTATTTTTGGTTAAGCAAGAATACATTTACTCCATAGTATTTTTTGTGGTGGCAGTTGTATATTTATTGAACAGAGGCAAACGAAATGAGTGAGAATGAACCACTATTGTTTATAAGCAATCTCAAATCTTGGTATGAAAAAGGAAAATTTATAATAGATATTGAGGAACTAACAATTTTTGAGCACAGCATAGTTGGATTAGTAGGGAGAAATGGTGCAGGGAAAACTACACTTATCAATACGTTGAGTAGTGTAACTGATCAATATAGTGTAACTAAAATTAACTGGTTGAACAAACCAATATCTTTTGAAAAATTAGAATTCAAGAACAATCGATTTACTGTTTTTACAGAAAATAATGGATTTATGAATTGGAATTTTGAACAATACATTCGTTTGCTATGTAAGTTATATAACGTAGTATTTGATAATGAGAAATTATTGTATTTGACTGAGGGCTTTCATTTTACTTCATATAGAAATGTTCTGATTAAAGATTTATCCACAGGTAATAAAAAAAAGGTATTTCTTATTTCAGGACTATTTCTTAGAAGGCCTCTATTAATTTTGGATGAGCCTCTTGATGGTCTTGATTTTGATTCTACAGAATTTCTTTATAAAGAACTCATGGAGTATAAAAAATATGGCTCAATTTTTATGAGTTCGCATATTATTGAAAGTATAACAAGAGTATGTAATGAAATTATGGTACTGAAAAACGGAAAGATAAATAGTTTCAAATTACAACAAGACTTAGTTTCCGATCAATTACTTAAAAAAATAATGGGAGAACTTTAAATGATAACTATTACCTTTAGAGATTTGCTTAATTTAAAGAAGCTAACATTTACCTTAATTTCTTTATTAGCTGCCGGGTATTTTTCTTATAATTTTACGATTCATTTTAATCTGTCCATTATTTTTTTTAGTGTTTTTATTGTTACATTTCTCTCATCTATGCAGACATATGTTTCATACTTTATCAAAGGAAGAATCATTGACTATTATCAACTACCAATACCAATAAATCATTTTTATGTAATTTTTCTAACGAGTGTTTTCTTTGTAAATTTACTTGAAAGATTGCTAGTATTGGGAGTCATATTTTATAGTCAATTTATTAGCAATTTTCCAGCATTTATATACTGTTTGGCTTATTCAATGTATGTTATATTGATTAGCTTCTTTATATTTGACCTTATGCAGAAAGACAGTCTATTTTTTTATAAAAAAGCTTCTAAAATGATAACATATCTAATTGCTATGATTATTCCGATTTTGATAGAAAACGTCGGACTCCTATTCTTATTATTACTAATTGCAGTGCTAAAATTAGTTAAAATGAAACATTTAATCTATATTTCTGAACGAATAAGAAGCAAATCGAGCCTTATTAAAAATAATTATTTTACCAATTCTTTAGTTATGGATGGGGCTTTTTTTATTAACTTGATTTTTGGGATGATTTTCATTGCATATTTGTTAATGCAAAATAGTAATGTTCATGTTATTGTACCATTGATTTTTACCATAATTTCTATTAATTCACCCATCGCAACATTAATATCATCGGATAGAGGAATGCTAAAACAGATTAAGTCATTGCCAAATTCTATATATATATATATGATGTATTTTAGACTACTGCTCCTCTACTTTTCTTCGATGAATGGTTTCATTTTTCTTATACTAATTTATTTGAATATTATAACTGTAAATTTGTTTACTGTTTTTTTTATAGTAGTATTAATCCTATTTGAATCAATATTTTCAACCATATTGGAGATACATTTTCCTATAAAAAAATGGCATTTAAAAAAAGATATATGGAAAAATCCAAGAAAATATATTTTAGCTGCTATAGTTTATTTATTTACGTTTCTCTTTAGCTTTTTATTTTAGCTCCGATTCTCTAATCTCTTTGCAGAGATAGAGGATAGGAGCTATTTTATTACCAAACATTTTTGTACTTTAAACTAAATATTACAATCGAATATCTAGACTTTTATATAAATATTCACTACAAAAATAGTTGATATTTGAACAGGTTGTGCGTTTCCTATTTTCAAATTATTGTTTTAATCATATTCAATTTACATTAACATTAAGAGAATAAAGTAAAATGTTCTATTGAGGAAACGAAATAAAATTACCAGTTATTCTTGAATTAAGAGTTACTAGCCTTGTTATTAGAGTTTATGGTATCCCATATCCAATAATATAAGGGCTATTTTTTTCATAACTTAGTTTAGCAATCTTATCTCCTGAATTCCCTTCAATTGTGAAAACAACTTCATTTTCTGCTTTCTCAACAATCCCAACATGGTCACTAACAGAATCACCATCCCAGTCAAAAAAGATGATATTGCCACTTTTAGGCAAGATTCCTTTCCCCAGCCATTGGTTTTTAGCTTTAAAATTATCAATTCCTGTTGGGCAATAAGCGAATCGTTCCATTTTAACACCAGCTTTTTCAGCATTATAAGAAACAAAAATAGCACACCATTCTACACGTCCGTTGAAGCCATACCATTGCCAATATCTCGTTCCGCCCTCATGTGTTCCTTCATCCAATTCTTTAAGTGCTGCTTTTACAATTGCTGCATTCCCTTGACTATTGTTGTTGGAAGTAGACGTGATGTATTGTTTAACAATTTGAGCATAAAACATATTACCATACGCATAACGATAATCATAGCCTAAGTTGACAGCTATATGATTAGTGTAAGTGACTGTTTTTCCACCTGCTTGAGTTTTTGAGAATTGAATGGCATTTTCCAGAGAATAATTTTTACCTGAGTGACTTAAGAAACCACCGCCAAAATTATAAGCTTGTACAATATTTAAAATATCGTAATCACGGTGTCCTTTCCACATATCTGCAAAATATTTTACGCCAATTTCAATGGATTCATTTGGATCTTGAATTGAATTTGGTGGCTTTCCTTGGCTTTCTGAGCATTGCATTATATCGGGATATTTTTCTGAATTTCCATCTGATTCTACCATAATGATTCCTAATAGGTAAGGAACGGCTTCTGGAATTTCATTTTTACTGGCTTCTTTTGTAACCTTATCTTTCCAACGAAGCACTGCTTCTGGCAGGTTTTCCCCTTCATTGGAGGCTGTGTGTGTAGTAGAAGAACTACTGCCAGCAATGAGCATAAAAAAAACGAAAAAGAAGCCCACAATAAGTAATGAGAATAACTTACGCATTTTCATAGACTTGTTCCTCACTAAATTCTGGCGCAGTATAGTTTTCTTTCCTTAGATGACTGATTTCTTTTTCTAGTTGCTGAGCTTCTTGTTCTGTAACTGGAGAAGGAAGGTGTGACCCTGTTTCTGATGAGTCGTCCTTTACATTGCTTGTTTCAATGACTGATTCAACAGGTATTTCTGTTTCTTCTGTTAAAGCATTTGGACTAAGCAAATGATCATCAACCTCTTCTATAGGTAATACGATTTCAGTGAGTAATGGCTCTGTATTTGAGACAGAACCAGGAGTGTTCTCAACAGGATAGTTAAATGATTTTTCTGAGTTGTTTACATCAAAAGTATCGGTAGGGAGTGTTTCTTCTTTAGACTCCATTGGTTGTTCATCAAAAGGCATTGCCGTTTGATGAAGAGAAGTTTCTTCCTCCCCTGCTTGCACTAATAAATTATCCTGTAGTTCATTTTGACGATAAGCGTGATCTAGCTCTATACCTGATCGAAGGTAATCATTTTCTGCAGTTTGTGTTTTATAGTCTTGTTCAGCATAGCGATTTTGCTGATCCTCTTTTTGTGCTCGTTGTTGTTGCCTTTCTTGAATAGCCTGTTTGGGATTGAAAGAAAAGTCTTTTAACTCTGCTTTACCTTTCGTCAATGAACGAACAATCTGTCCTTTGTTTTTCCAGATAAATAGTCCCAACAAAACTTTGACAAACAGTCCCACAATCATGGTGACAATGTTTGTGACAACAAAAAAAGTATCTAACAAATTTAAAATAGAGAACAAGAGACCAAAACCGAATCCAATCCCTATTTTTGAAGCAAACAGTGTTCCTAGTAACATGAAGCCATTTTTTAACAGATGGTGCATGTTTGGAATCAAAGCTAAAAATAGTAGTGAGGGAAAGAGAAACAGAATGCCGTAAATTAATAGCTGGATTAAAATATTTGCAACGCCAATAATTAATACAGCAGTTCCAATCACGATTAGCATAATAAATGTATTTAATAGAACAGCGACTTTTTCAGTCATACGATCTGAGGTGAGATAAGAATTTTTTTCGGAGTCTTTTTTTATTTTATCTGCAATTTCATCTGTCTTTTTTTGATCAAATGTTTCGCCACTTTTAACAAGATAGGATTCAAATTGCTCTTTTGATACGTCTGTTTTTCCAAAGTTGAGTAAAGCATAAGGTTTAATAACAAATTCATCAAAAATGAGATTTCTGATGTTACTTGTTCCGTCTAGTTGTTGATTTGATCCAAGTAATTTTTCTGAGATATTGCCAGTGTTTTTCGTGAGACTGCCACTTGTTAAATCAACTAGTTGTCCTTGCACATTTTGAGAGAGGGTATTCACTTCTTGAACTTTGTTGGCACCATCGACGAAAAAGGTCATACTGCCCACATAGATTAAGGTGAAAATACCAAAACGGATTAATGCCTTGCTGATTCCTTTTTCAAAAAAATCTTTCACTGAAATGACAATCACAAATGTAAAGAGGAGAATTCCTACGACACTGAATAATTTATTGTAAATAGCACCGGTAGTGGAAAATAAATCTGGCAATACGCCTTCTAATAAATTTAAACTAAAGAGTTTATCTATCACATAATCTAACGCCAGAACAAGGTATTTGATTAATCCAAAGGCAATATTGAGCAATGCATTTAGAACACTTTGTAAATTTTCATTGATGCTAAACCAGCCGCCTTTTTCGAAAAAGGATTGAAAACTGTCAATATCAAATAAATCTTTTAGTAACATAGCAGCTCCTTTCTAAGCGCTAAAGGACGTTTCCACATCTGCACTTGTATTTTTTTTAACCGTTTGAAGCATTTGATGTATTTCTTCATAAGGACAGTAGACAAGCATTTTGCCAACACGTCCTCGTAAATCTAAATAAAGGCAGTGATATTTTGGGAGATTTTTTAGCCACTCGATATTCTCATTAGTGATTTCTAATCCTAAATGACGAAGAATATCTTCTCGTTCATCTTTGTCATCGTAAGCAAAAATTCGTCCAAAATTTCCTGTATCATCTTCTTCGGCTGTATCTTTAACCGATTGCGTGACAATAATCAAGGTGTTGTTAAAACTTCGACCAACCCTGCGCATGGATTTTATAATGGCACGACCGTTTTTAGAAGAATTAAAAATCCAACTTTCATCAAATAGAACAACGGTGCTTTCTTCTCGGTCACGTAAACCGAAAAGTTCACAAAATTTTCCAATAGACATCATCAACATGACAGATTTTCTTTGTGTAGCACTGTAATCACTGCTAAGCGTTTCTGCACGAGGCATTTCTAACCCCAAAACTTCTAAGATAGTCACCTTATTCGTAAGATTTAGTCCTTCATTTTCGCCATAACTAAAAGCTAATTCTAAAATAGAACCTTGTACTGATTTCTTGATTAAGCTGGCTGTATCTCGTACCTCCTCATGTGGACTTTCCAGCATGAAGTCAACTACATGAAGTAAGCCTATTCGTTCGCCTTGATCTCTTCTTTTTAATACAGTTTCGATTCCTTCTAGCATGGCCAATCTTGATTTTTTCTCTCTAGCACTAGTGAAATCATAAAGCTCTTCAAATAAGTCTTGTGCCATATCTTTTGCAGCTACTCGATTAGGAATAAAGCAGAAGGGATCAAGAACGCCTTTGTTACTGGTTTTATTTGGATCAAGTCTCACTTGGTGGAAGTGCTGTTGAATGAAAGCACAAGTGTCGGGATACTTTTCTTGATAAAGTGGATGATTGATAACCTCCATAATCCAATCGAAGAACTCAGATTTAGGGTCAACGTACAATCCTTTTCCATTCATTAAAACTGAAAGGAAGAAAATAAACTTTGCCAAGTAGGATTTTCCATTTCCGGTGGGACCAGTGATGGCAATGTGCGGACTATTGGCTTTTTTATCGGCGATATCGTTTTGGTTCCCAATAGATGGGTTAAAGAAAATGGGTTTTCGGCTCGTTTTTGCCACTTCTTTTGGTGTTAAGTTTCGAGTGTTTTTCAATTCCGAGACCATACCAATAGGAATTCCTACGTTATCACCAATCCGATTTTCAACACTCAACAACATTTCACTGATTCCCTCAACTGTGGTGTAGTGAAGCCAATTTTTTTCAGGACCTAGTTTGTTACCAGCTAAAAATTGATGGAAGAGAAACACTTGATCGGCTAAGCCTTTGACTATTTTAACATTTCGAGATTGGCATAAAGAAATGACGGTACGAATCCGACTACGACATTCCTCTGGTGTTTGTCCAAAGACACCAAAAAGTCCCAGCCATTTAATGACAGGGACTCTTAAGTCTATTTTATTGTTTAGGTCGGTCAAAGCATAACGATTAAAGCGACTGGATTTCATTTCGGAATCGCCCATAGAAACTGTCTCTTTTGCACTATTTTTTAATCGTTTGGCAGCACGAGAGGACTTTCCTTTTAATCCTCTACCACCTTTTAATGGTTCAAAATGCCCTTTGAGTCGGAATTCTACTGGAAAGGGGAGACTTTGCACCACTTCTGCTATATGATTGAATGCCAAGTTGGGGGCGAATTTATGAATAGGAAGCAGAGCAATGTAGCTAGTTCCTTCCGAGCTTCTTAGCTTTAATAAGCCTTGTTCTTCTGTAGGATCAAGAATAGTATCTGTTAATGAATAGCTGCTATTTTCAACAAAATCAAAATCAAAGGAAGTCTTCATTCCACGTACATAGGGATAACGGCAGGCTTGCAGCACTTCTTGTTCAGTAAGTCTACGCCCATTAACCGTTCCAACAAGTTGAAAAATTTCTGATTCTATTGAACGGTATCGTTTTAAAAAATCTTCATCAACAGTTAGGTGATAGTGATTCAGGGATAATAGCTTTCCTGCGTAATAGTCAACGACTTCTATCGCTTTTCCTTTGACGGTTGTTGCAGAAGATAAACTAGAAAGTTTAACCCCAATATAAAATTTTTCCGTTGTGAGAACTCGAAGTTGATTTTCTAATTCGGAAAGTGTTCGATCAACTAAACTATCACCCATTAATTTTGCTTGTTCATCAAAATTTTCGGAGAAAGCTGTTAGCCGCTCACCAAGATTGTAAGAATGCGGATTTAGAAATAATTCAAAGTCCTCAAAACGGCGTAAGCTTTGTAAAAATTGATTCCATTTTTGTTTATGTTTTTCTTGAACTTCTTTATTTTGACCAATGACATAGTCGCTAGGGCAAGTAAAATATGCCCAAACTTCATTTTCTGTAGTAAGCAATAAATTATGATAAACCTTATGAAATGGCTGTTTAAATTTCATTTTTTTCCACCTTTCTATAATAGTCTAGTGATTCGTTTACGAATGGATTGCTTGATTAATGACTGATAGTGTTCTTTTAATTTAGGAATTTCTGACATCGGTATAACTCCGTCTGCAAATTGCCGAAAGAGTGTTTTCTTCATTAACAATACTTCATCATCTGTTTCAAACAATTCATAGAAGCCTTCTTCTCTTGCATTTAAGGATTCAAATTCATAGATTAGTTCTGGAACAACGCTCTCTTTTATTTCTTGTTTCAATTGGTCAACATCTAATGTATTCATTTTTGCTTCTCCTTCTTTTTTTATGGAAAACTGTTCAACGGTACAGCGATCATAAATTACTTTTTCTTGTTTAAATGAGTGAAGTTGCTCATGATACAGTGATTTATGCCCAAATACAAAGGTCAGAAGATAGAGAAAATAATCTTTCAAAAAAATATCTGCTCTCTTTCCATCTGGCTCAACTCGGTTAAATAGTTGTACTAATCCATAAGGAATCGCCAGAGAAATCATGACGACTAATTGATTCATTCCGAAAAGTATCAACAAAGTACTAAACACAATCGCAAAACTGACTGTTGCAACAGTGAAATCCTGTGCATAAACAACAAAAGGTAAGTGGACATTTTTGGCAATTTCTCTGATCATATAGGGCGCATTGAAGGGCTCTCTATAGTCTAATATCTGTTTTTCTATATTCATGACTATAACCCAAAGTAGCTTTTTAGATTAGAAAGGGAATTAAGAACGCCTGTAGGGTCTTTGATAACAGCGTAAATGATACCGCCAAAAAAGAGGATTGCAAAACCTTGAATCCATTTTGAATTTAGAAATTCCTTGATGACTAAATAAACAACAACTACACCAAAAATTGGTGCAATCCAGTCATTCAAGATATAGTTACTGGCTTCTTTAGCGTTTGCATCAGCATAAGCGACAGGAGATAGAGCGAAAAAGAATAAAAGGCTGCTGAGTAGTGTTGTTAGTTTGACAGTTAGTAGTTGTCTTTGCTGAGGAGATCGGACAATTTTCTTTTGTTTCATTTAAATTCCTCCTAAATAATGATGAATGATTTCAATAAAATAAGTGTTTTCTCGTTGCTTCAACAATAAAGTCATGGTTTCCTTGTGTCCTATTTTTGTTTCACCATCAATAACATCAAACGTAACAAAAGCAAAGAGTTGTTTGTCCTTGAAAAAGGGCTTAATTTGGCTATTGCTTATCTGATAATTACCTGTTAGAATTTCTGGTTCTTTCATCATAAATGCCATATCTTCCAATGAAGCAGATACATATTTATCAAGGAATGACTGGATGAAACTGATCACCGCTTTTTCTTCTTTGTTATCGACTTGTTGGTACTGAGAAATATCAGGCATTTTTGCTTGCTCAGTTTTTGAAGTTAGTGAAGGTTCAAGAGTAAAATAAGGATAGGCAGTCACTTTAAACGATTGATTTTTTAATTGCACAAAAGGGATATTTAACAACACACGATTTTCAATTTTTTCGTAATCAATATATTTTTCTTTGATAACTACTTCTTTATCACCTTCCTTTTTCTTTACATCATGTTCTTTTGTAACCGGAGCATTGATTTCATAAGCAATACGGTATTGAGCCACTAATTGTCCATTTTCACTGATTAGATTATAAAAATCAGAAGAGAGTAGTTTTCGTTCAGTCCCTGTATTCTTTTCTTCATCTAGGGTGATCATGAAATAGGTCTCTTGGAGTGAATTAAAACGTTTTTCAAATGCTTGCTGCTCGGTAGGAATAGTAATGTAAGCTGTAATGAAAGGCTGTAGAAACTGTTTATACAATTCTGATGTAACAGGTGCGTTTGAATTTTTTGCTAGTTCTTTCTGAATCGTTTCAGTTAATGTGGTTTGTTCTTTGCGAATAAGACTTTGCATTTGGGTAGATTTAACAAAGGCAAAGGGACCACTGCTGATTAACAAAAGCGTTAGGATTAGAAAGAAGGTACGAGTCGTTCGGATGCTAGCGGCTTTTTCTTCTTTTGGTAAAGCTGGGGGATGATTCTTTTTCTCTTTGATAAATTTCATTGAATTACTCCTTTGCGATTATTAAAAAAGGGAACCCCTTTACCAAATAAAGGAGTTCCTTTGCAGAAAGTTGCGTACCATAAATTTTTAAACGACTAGGCTGAGAATTGAATAGATAGGTAGCTTTGTAAAAATCATATGAATAACCAAGATAAACGCCGGAATCGCTATAACGTTCTAGTCCTTCAATATAAAGACTGGTGTGTTTAGAAAGAATTCGTTCAAAACAGACTTCTTTTTTAGGAATAAAAACCAGATTTTCTCGTTGAGTTAGTTTTTTTACAGTGAGAAATTGCCGAGCTTGTCTTTCGGGAATTTGTCCTTCTAAATAGAAAAAGCCATATTTTTTGAGTTCTTCTTTGAGATATTTCTGATTCATGACAATACCTCAATAATAGTATTGTCGTTTGTCTGATAGAGGCGTCCATCTTGGCGTAAATCTTCACCAATTCCCTCATAGTCAACATTCCACTTGATTAAATCAGGAACACCAGATAAATAGCCAAGATCATCCACTAATTGTTCTGCATAGTCTTTATAAGAATAACAGTCAGAGTAGACTTGAATTTCATCAATTTGTTCAAATGCATCTAAAATATTGCTGAAAAATCCGTACTCTACAAGTTCACCTAAATAGTGAATAGCTGGGTGTCCATTATGCTCATCCAGTTGTTCTGCAACTTCATTCATTTCATTAAAATTTTCATAATGAGAAAGGGTAAATGGTGCCATGTAGTCTGTTATTAAATGTTCCTGCCCATCGTCCAATTCGATTTTTTCTTTGACCTCTTCCCAATCAATCGGTAGTTCAAACCATCGCCCTTTATGGGTATGAAGATTTTCGATATATAATTCAATCATTTTTTTTCACCTCTCAATTAAATAAAAATTGTGCTAATAGTTGTTCGACTTCATCTTGTGTAACACTTACAGAAGAGAAAGTTATTGCTTGAGTTTCTTCTTGTATCAATAATTCTTTTATTGTTGTTGTAAGTTTTGCCAGCTCCTCTTGATCTTTTTCTTTTAGCTCTGCTTGCTGAATTCTAGACATTAACTCATTTTTGCCAAAAGTTTGATCCATAATCCAAATTTTCTTTAGAGTAGGAGCAAGATAGTTTGAGAGCCAGCGTAACGCTTTATCATAATTTGGTTTTTCACCCTTCATGGTCAATCGCAATTCTTGCATGCTTTCAATGACCATGCGCCAATTTTGGCTGTAATGAGTACGCAGTCCATTTGAGTCACAATCATATACTTTAATGGCAGTATCGATTAATTCTTTAACGATCCATTCAATTGTTTCTCCTGTAGAAAGTAAATACTCAACAAAGAGATAGGCTTTTTCGTCAGCTAAACGGATTTCATAACGATTTTTAATACCATATTTCTGACGAGCCATTTCAACAGATATTTCTTCTTTTTTTGCTAGTTCGTAATCTTTTTGGTAAAAGTTTAAATAAAACGGCGATTGTCTGGAACCAAAATAAAGAGAGAGTCCTTTGTTGAGCCGCTGCCCACTCTTAACAACAATTCCTCCTGTAAAATCAAAATTGCGAAAAGTGGTATCGACTAATCCTTGTTCAACTTTTTCTTTCAATTCAAATAAATCATAATTGGGATAAAGAAGAGAGAGATGTTCATCCAGAGCCAAATCAATTCGCGTAATTTTGGTGTCAATTATTAGACCTTCACCAAAAATATTCGATTGATAAAGCCGCCAAAAGAATGTCGTCCAAGTTTCTTCTTGTTCTTCTAGTACCAATTCATATTCTCGACAGCCTTGTCCACGCAGTTCAATCATCACTCCCATATCTAGGTTTTCTGGATTTGAGAAAACAAAGATGTCACTAAAACAATAGCTTTCTGTATAATGATTAAAGCCATAGTTTTTGTAAATGAATACATCTGGATTCATTTGTAATATTTTCTCAATTACTTGAGAAGGGGAGTGGATTTTGAATCGAATACGAAGAAAATCTATTTTTGCTTCCATGGGTAGAATGCCACCATTCAAATGGAATGTTTTGCGTATTTTTTCTATCGATTTTTTTGTAATCGCTCGTTTGCCAGTTTCAATCATGGAGAGATATGATTTACTCCAATTAAGCTTTTCGGCAAATTGCTGTTGAGTTAACTGTAGTTGCTTTCGTAAAATTTTTATTTCTTGATTATTCATGGGTCACCTGCCTTGAGTTCACAAAATAAATGAAAATTGTTTACAGTTTTATTCTTAAAGAAAAGCTTTATTAATAAGGAATTTTGATAACCAATTTGCCTTTCTTGTAAAAAGTTACCCCCATGTTATTAAGCGGGGGTAACCGGTTAGAGCGAGCGCTGCTCACCCTAACCACGCACAGTCATAGGCAGGAAACCTGCCTATTCCTTTTCGTTCTACCGCCACACACCAAAGTGCGCGGCTTTCACAAGGAAACCTTGTTCATAAAACGAAGCGATTCATATCAGCTTCTTCCATCCGCTGAGACAACGCAAAAAGGACAACGAAAGATAGCGCTTTTCCTTTTCCTTTTTTCATTGATATAGTGGGGTTTATCTCACTCTAATTTTTTTGTGAAAGACCAAAAGCTGAATGTGCTTCATTGATTTCCTCAGTAGTCATGTCCTGCAATAGTTCTTTTATATTTAACGTTTGCATAGTACCTATCTGTTTAAATTCTGCTAAAAAATCATATTTTTTCGGAACGAGTGGAGCGTAAAATTCTCTAGGAACACCAGAACCACTATCACAATAGCCTCTGCCTTTCATTCGTTTATTGATGAACGCTTTTCCTTTTTGATCCGATCCAAACGTCATGTAATAACCTTGCTCTGATAGTTTTCCTAAGCTAACTCGAAATAAAAGATTATCACGTACACCGCCACCAAAGTTATCTGCATCAGGGCGTTGGGTTGCTAAAATGAGAAAAACACCTGCTTGTCGTGCTTTTAGAACAAGTTCCTTTACATATCGCAGAATTTCATCCTGTTCTTTATAGGTTAAGGTGCCAAAAAAAGCCGCCCATTCATCAACAATAATGAAATAGGGAGGAATACCATAGTATGAAAAGTTTTTCCCTGTTGTATAGCTAGGAAGAGCCTTCATATAAACATAACGCCGATTCATTTCTTCTACAGCATTCTTTAAGCATTTCGTAATCCATTTTGTTCCGTAAAATACGTGATTTTTGAATAAATGTAGACTTTCTAAATCTTTTAAATCTGCTTCTTTTGGATCACATACATCAACTGTTCCAACCTGAATGAGCGCATGGATTAAGGTGAGAAGAAAGTAGGATTTGCCACCACCTGTACCTCCAGTTACTAACATGTGAGGCACTTCGGCATAGTCCCATACAACACCATCCATGAGTTTGACTTGTCCATTTGTTACGATACAATCTTCAATTCCAATCTGCTTACTGATCACGTCAATCATTAATAAATAGGTGGTGAAGCCCATTTCCTTTTGTTCCTCAATGAAGTCAGCAATGTACATTTCTTCAAAGGTCTTTGCAATTTTTTGAAAGCGATCATGCCATTTCATTCCATCTGTGGGAACCGTTAAATAAAGAATTTCCTTGGTATTGCGGTAATAGACTTTTGGAAAAATCATTTTTTCAGTTGTCTGTTCTTTTGATTTCCGTTCCTTCTTCTCATACAACCCATTGCTTTTCAAGAGACGAGCTAACATTTGTCGTTGGTAGACGCGATAGAAGAAACCACCTTTTAAAAAAGAAAATCTACGAATCATAAGCAGAAGAAACAAAGACAAAAATAGAATCAAAAAAAGCCCTCCAAGAGGAACTAAGAGGGCATAGTAGTCAAATAGTTGTCTTTGTTGCATAGTCAGAATTAATGGATAGATAGTAAGGTAGCTGTAATAACCACCCACTAATAGAAAAGGAAACCAAGCTAGTAGAAGGTAGGTACGATAAATAGATAGATGCAGAGGACGAATTCTACGCCCACGATAATGAAAGAATGTGTTCATAGTTGCCTCCAGTCAATTAGTTTTTCAGATTTTGGTCTCCTTTAGGTTGCTTTACATTGGCTAATTCTACCTTTTTTAGGGATTCTGCTCGGATTTTGAAGGCTTGTTCTGACTGAATCGAATCGTTATAACCAGTATAAGAAGAAAGCCAAGCAAGTGCAGTGACTTCTCCTGTAAGCTCTACTTCGTCATCGTAAGAGAACGCTGTAGTATCAACAGTTTCTGGAACAGTAATATCAATTTGGTCATTTTTAGCTTCGGAATAGACAGTAATACGTTGTTCACGAACAAAATCTGTTCGGTTGCCTTCTGTATCTGTTTCATAAATTTTTTGGCTATTCAAATAAAATAATTTTCCAAACGTTCTTCGTGTATCAAAATCTTTAACTGTATTTTCTTCAAATTTTAAACTCATCATTTTTCCCCTTTTCTAGTTTAATGTTAGTAGCTGTTTAGCAAAAATTTGTAATTCAAGTGAGCGGCTCGCTGTTCCAATATTATTTCGTTTCGCACTAGGAACAAGCGAAACTTCACGCAGCTCGACTTCTTTACGACCTTCAAAACGTAGGGAGTTTCGTAAATTTGGAACGATGATTTCAAAGTCAGGGTGAAGAGCAGAGGAGGCTGTAAAAATGCGACAAGGAACTCGTTTCCCTTCTACATAAATTTCTCGTTCTTCTTTAACAGTTGCTTTGATCTTACTTCCTAATTGGTTGTCTTTTAAGACAATGCTTGTAACACGATTGGACATCTTTTTTCCTTCTTTCTTTTCATAATAAAAAAGAGACATAGAAATGTCTCCAGCTTTCTAATTATTTTTGTTGTGCTCTTTCTTCTTGTTGTAGAAGTAATAACCAGCAACACTAGCTAATAGTGCACTACCCAAAATAACCCCAGCAATAGAAATGACTTCACCTGTTTGTGGCAAATTTCCCATTACAGGAGTTTCTTTTTTACCTGGAATCATCTGGTTTGTCATGGCACATTTGACAATTTCTCCATTTTCTTGAATTTCAAACTTAATTGGCGTTTCATCTATTTGATAGCCAGTAGGGGCTTCATATTCTTGGAAATAGTAAACGCCTCGTGGTAAGTTTTCAAAACTAAAACGACCTTGATGATCCGTTTTTCCTTCAATGAGGATTTTTTTATCTTTATCAAGAATACGAACGCCTGTATCTGGCAGCTCTTTTCCATTGAACACGTCCGTTTTGGTTAGTTCAGCAATACCTTTTACTAAATGATTTTTGATTTCCAGAAGTAAAAGTGGTTCTTGATCGGTTTGAGGTTCCTCAGTTGTGGTAGTTTCATTTGTTAATTGCTTGTTTGGATTTTCTTCTTGCTTCTCTTCATTAAGGATTTCACTAAGTAAAGTTCCTTTACTGTCATAGGCTTGAATTCCTTTTAGAGTAGAGATAATTTGATAGGTATCAGGAGATAGGACATACTGTTCAGAAACTGGTTGTTTTTCTTTCAAATAGAATGTTCCCACAGGGATATTGGTAAAGGTAGCAAGAGATTGTTCATCGACAGTGACTGTTTGAATCACTTCTTTCTCCTCATTTTCTAAAGTGAAAATAGTGCCTTTTCCATTCCCTGTGAAAGCAAAATCATAGCCATTTCTTTCTTTTAAAGTGGCTTCTTCATTCACTTTTTTTAGTGAGAATTGGTTGAAGTGGAGCTTATTTAGAAGTGGTACAGATTTATCCTCCGAGTTTTCTTTCGCAGCATAAATGTCGATTACTTTTTCGGATTCGTGGTCAGCTGCTGTAAACTCAAATTCATGATGGCTAGTATCAATATCATGATTTTCACCAGCATTTAATTCTTGAACATAATAGTTTCCTTCCATTAATTGTTGCGTAGGGGACGTAAGCTCACCATCTTTTACTGTGCCAAATCCTAGTAGAGAATCAGCAGGCAGCACTGTTTTATCTGTCATTGTAAATTCTTGGTTAGTGAACAGACCGAATATTTTGTCGTTGGCTTTGATTTCTTCTACAATTGGTTTATTTTCTTTCCACTCCTGAATCTGCTCTTCATTTTTATGGAGAGTAATCTTTAGTTGCTGGAAATCGTTTTTTGCTTCAATAGATTGAGATACAAGTTCAACGTTTTGTCCTTTATAGGTGAATTCAAAAGGAAGCGGGGTGGTATTCATCAAATAGCCAGCAGGCGCAGCTGTTTCAATGGCTTCATATTTTCCGAGATATAGTTTTGGCATATTCATTAATTCACCATTTTTATCTGTTTGAACAGTGGCAACGACACTTCCTTTTTTTGCATGAACATAGTTGCCTACTTTAATATCTTCACGAGCTTTGATGGTGAAAGTTGCATCCGCCAGAGGAACATAATCGAAAGTGATTTCATGTAGCTTTCCATATTTTGAATCTTTTGCTGTAACACTAGAAGCTTTTTGTCCTGTTTTCTTTAGATGGAGCAATCCTTGTTGGGCTTTATTTCCAAACACCACCTCAATTGTTTTATTGGGTTCAATCGTAATTTCTTTAGATTCGCCTTTATTTACAAAGCCATTGTTGGCAGTTACTTCGGTGATTTTTATTTTGGTACCAGCTTTTAAGTCATTGATTTGAGCTAAACCATTCGTATCAGTGATAATTTCTTTGGATTGTCCGTTATACTCAAATTTCATTTTTGTATTGGGGACAGGATTTCCAGTATCCTCATCTACTTTTTTCAATTTGACATTACCGTTTAAATTGACTTTGATATTTAGCTGAAAGGAACCAGCATTAGATAATTTGAAAGTAGCCACTTTTTGTTCATTGGGTTTGCTGAAAACAAAACTTGTACCAACATCATTCGCATTTGCGATATTGTACTGTAATCTTCCTGTTTCTTTCGATGAACTAGTTGCGGTTAACTTCAATTGGTTTCCAGATTTATTTAGTTGTAGATTCGCCGAATTGCTAGCTAGATTGCCATACTTACTTAAAACACCGTTTGTATCATTAAGTGTGATTGTATCGCCAACATTTAATGTAATCGTCTGATTATTGAATGAAGGTTTTGTATTGTGGGCATTCACTTTTGCTAGAATTTCATTTTTCCGATTTTGATAGTTGGGAAGGGTGGTAGACAGTAGCTGATCGCCAAATGATTCCCATATTAGATTTTGAGTAATGCCATAATTTTCACTTGTAGGATTCATTTTATAACCATAATAAGCGATCAAAGATAAACGGTCTTTTTGAGCAATTGTAAGCTCGGATGGATCAAAACCAGAACCGCCGTATAAAATGGTACCATGTTCAATACAGAAGGCAGGTTCACCTTCCGCCTTAATCATGTGAACACCATCGTCTGTCCAGTGAAGACCAGCAGGATTCGCTAAATGCCAAGTAGAAACGTAATCAGCAATTCTCGTGTAGTTGACGGTGGCAGCAAGAGTAGTGATAGGAGTAACAAAAAAACTAGCCATGATGACTATCAATGCAAGATAGCTGGCTAGTTTGTGCTTTTTATATTTAGTTGTCATTGTTTTTTTCCTCCTAGAGTTATTTTTGTTTTTAGAGCAACAAGAGGGACTTCTGATTGGTGGGGACAAGGGTTTTGGTTCAACTCCTTTTTTAATAGTATCCATTGTAAAATAAAAAGACGTCCCTATATAAGAAACGTCTTCGATATTATAATTAACTTCATTTAGTAAATAAAGGTATAACATTTGAGGTGTTAAAATATTCTATTGTAGATTCTTCTAAATATTTTTCTAAAAATCCATTTTCCAGACCTAAAAGAGATTCTAAAAATGAACGGTCAACATAGTAATCATTTAAGATATTATTCAGAGAAAATAAATGGTTTCTAAAAATTAAATCTAAGAGAGAACGAATTTTTCCGGGTCGAATTACTGCAATATCTTCATCAAACGGCTCGCTTTTTTTATAATCTTTTTGATTTAATTTCGCATAGAAGTATCTGTTTTCTTCAAATGTTAGTAATCCTAATTTATATGCTCGATATTCAAGAGCACCAATTGAAACCATATATTTCATTTTTAAATCTATATAGGAATCAGGATTAGATTTTTTAGAAATGGTTGAAAAATCTTCTAAAAATTGTTCTTTTGGAAGTAGAAAAAATGAAGCAAAATCGTTCGCTTCTTTTTCAATTTTTTTATGTTCATCTTTAGTTAAGCTGTCCATATCCATTTTATAATGAAGAAGTAAATGACCTAATTCATGTGCCAAATCAAAATTTCTACGAACGGCAGACTTCTTTTTATTTCCTAAAATAATAAAAGGCTTCTCTTGGTTTGTCCAAGTACTATAAGCATCTATACTAGAGCCCATATTTTTTTCTAGAATATAGATTCCAGAGAGCTCAAGTCGATATAAAAGATCTGAATTTGTCACTACAGCCAATTTTTTTCTGGCATTCTCAGCAATCATTTCTAGCTGTAAAACTTGATTATCTGAGTCAGCTCGTTTGTTATAGAGTTTAATTGTTTCATCCCTTAATTGAGCAATATTTGTATTTGGTAAATTCAATTTACTTTCAAATTTATTTAGAAAATAACTTGTAAAGTCAATGAAAGAAGTTTCCATCTTAGTCTTTTTTCTAGCATCTCGATCCTCAGCACGATAAGCAATGCTTTCAACTTTAGAAATGTTAGTTATAAATGGTTCTGAATAGAAAAACTGAGCCTTTACATTAAAAATCTTTTTTAACTTATTAGCGATTTCAAATTTAGGTACAGTATACTGATTTTCATACTGCCAGATTGCTTGTTCACTCACATTTAATTTATCAGCAAGTTCCTTTCTGGAGAGACCGTTTAATTCTCTGACACTTTGCAATTTCTCTCCGAAAAACATATCTATCACATCCTTGCTTATTTGTAAAAATTAATTACCTGGTTCTTCTTTTTCTTCTTCTGGAACCGAGTAACCAAAGGCGTTTTTATCAGTTGAGAAGATGGTTTGGTCTGAGATTTTTTCACTCATAATCGGTTCAACATCCTCAGTTGTAATCTCATATTCACTTTCTTGAATAAGGTAACTTAAATCTTCAATTAATTCTAAATTCATCGTTTGACGATTTGGCATAGTTAGTTTAATTGACTCAACAAATTTTGTTTCATCATCAATTTCATAAGTGACAATATAAAAGCGAGAGTATGCTTGAGAAACATTGAGTTGTGTTCCTTCTAAAACGGCTTTCACTTCTTCTGGTTCACTTAATTCAAGCTGAATTTGTTCAGGTTGTGTAATGTAATTTCTATTAGTATTTTTCAAGGCATTCGTATTTAGATCAGCTAAATTGACCAAATAATTATCTTCTCTAGTTCTCTTTTTCTGATCTTCAAAGGATTTTTTAACTCTTCTTGAGTTTTTTACAATTACCATATAATTTTCAGCATTTTCGCTAACAGTAAATTGTAAATATTCCCATGTATATCCAGCTTTTTCAATTTTAAACTGAACATTATGGTTTTGTCCAATTTTTGAGACCTGGTCATCGATGTGGTTTCCTTTTGTCCAAGCATAGGCACCACTGACATTCATTGAATCCTTTTTCTCTTTCCGTTCCTCAAGGTATTGTAAGTAACCTTTTAAAGTACCATCAACAATTGCTTTACTAATTGATTTGTCTAATTTGAATTCGTCCATACATAAGCCTCCAATCTATTTGTCTCTGTTAGTATACAACATTTTTAAAGTAAAAACATTAATTTTCGGATTTTTTTAAAGTTAAGAAATTTAATATGCTGAGATATAAACTTATAAACTCTACTTCAATCTTTATTACTAATAGCAGTTGTAACTGGTAGATGATATACTGAATAAGTGTGAACAATAATTTCCTTAGGAGGAAAATAAAATGAGTAATCCATATCTTTCAAAAGTAAGAATAAAAAATTTCAGAAATTTTAAGGATGTAGCTGTAGAATTAGAGAAGCAGCAAATTGTTATTGGTGAAAATAATGTTGGTAAGACCAACTTTATTAGAGCAATTCAATTAATTTTAGATCCTTCTCTGTCCGAAGAAGAGAGATATTTAAATGAAACCGATTTTTTTGAAGGTCTTGAATCACCTTTCGAGAATAATGAAATTATTGAAATTGAGATTGAATTAAGAAACTATGAAAATAATTTAAAACTTTTGACTATTTTATCAGGTGCAACAGTCAGTAATAATCCAGATACTATTAGAATTACTTATCAATTTTTTCCAGAAGTTGATTCAATGGGAAATACTGAATATAAATATCGAATTTTTCAAGGGGAAAACAAAGAACTAAATTTTGGTCATAATGAACGTAGATTCTTGAACATGAAAGTAATTCCTCCCATCAGAGATGTGGAAAAAGATATTCGTAGTAATAAAAAATCACCTATAAAAGCCTTACTTAAAGATTATGATATAGACTCTAAAGAGTTAGAAGCTATATCTGAGGAATTAGATGAGGCAACAAGTTCTTTGTTAGATATGGATGAACTAAAGTATCTAACAGGTTCAATTAACGATAGATTTAGTGCAGTAGTGAACAGCCAAATTGATTTGCCAGTATCATTTAAAACTATGGATATTGCTCCCACTAAGTTATTAAACTCCTTGAAAATTGTTTTAGGAGAGAGTGGGAGAGGACTACATGATACAAGCCTTGGAATAAATAACCTTTTGTATATATCATTACTTCTACTTTCTTTAGAAGATAATACAGTTCCTAGCATACTTTCTGAAAAACAATACAATATTCTTCTAGAAGATGATACAGAGCTGATTATTGATAAATTATACAAAGTTACTTCTAATGGAAAACGTATAATAAACTCTAACATTTCAAAAGCAGACTATAAAAAATTATATACTTTCATGGATGAAAATTATAAAAATAAAAATTTTCAAGGATTCTCAATTCTTGTTATTGAGGAACCAGAAGCTCACTTGCATCCGGCGGTGCAACGTACGATTTACAAAGATATATTTAATAGAAATGTCTCAATGCTCATGACGACACATTCTCCTCATATTACTTCTGTGGCACCGATAAATAGCATCGTACATTTAAGGAAGAGTAGTCAAGGTACTTTGATAAATAGCACAGCAAATTTAGATTTTACTGACGGAGAACAAAAAGATTTAGAGAGATATATTGACGTAAAACGTGGAGAACTGTACTTTGGAAAAGGTATTCTCTTAGTAGAAGGAGTTGCAGAAGAATACTTAATTCCGGAATTCTCTAGAGTGTTGGAGAAAGATCTTGATAAACATGGAATAATTTGCTGCAATATAAACTCAACTAATTTTAAACCATATTATAAATTTTTAAGAACACTAAAAATGCCAACTGCAATAATAACTGATGGCGATTTCTATTTCCAAGAAGAGAAAATAGAAAATGGTGAAAAAAAGATAATATCTACTTTTCATAAAATGGAATATAACACACCTACTGGAGCAAACAAGTTTTATGATGGATTGGAAAGAATGAGACAACTTGTAAAAGATATAGGGATGTTCTCAGAGGATGTTGATATCCTTGATGATGAAGCTTTAGAAGCTACCTTAAACAAAGAAGGCATCTTTATCGGTTTTTATACTTTAGAAATAGACATTTTTGAAAATTTAGATGCCATTGACAAAGATAATGTCTGTAACCTATTTAATGAATTAACCGCAGGTGGGGATAATCATAAAAGTAATTTCAAAGACCATCTGGACAATAAAAGATTTGACAAATGTTTAAAGATGATAGAAGGCACCACATCCAAAATTGGTAAGGGAAGGTTTGCTCAGAGATTATCATTAGACATTTCTCCAGAAATGGTACCAGATTATATTAAAAATGCTATAAATTATATTGTCGAAAATTTTTAAGGGAGTATTTTAATGACTAAATATTTTGAAAAACTATCCCAGATAAAAGAAGATAAAAATCAGTATGAAGCACTATTAGCAAACTCTAATGCTGTAATTAAAGCAGGACCTGGCAGTGGTAAAACAACCGTTTTAACGGTAAAGTTAAAACAGTTACTGATGGAAAAAATTGTTGACCCTAGAGGGATCGTTTGTTTAACTTATAGTAATTCTGCGGTGAAAAACTTTACTCAAAAATTAAGAGAGTTAGGTGTGAACAAATCCAATAGGGTTATTCTTTCGACGGTTCATGGATTTTGTATTTCACAAATTCTTATCCCCTTTGGTAAGATTTATGACACGAGAATAAATTTTCCAATTAAAATTATTAATGAAAAGGAAAAAAAAGAAATATTTAGAGTTTCTGAAAATGAATTAGCTATTTCAAAACAATATACTTTAAAAAATGTTGAAGAATATAGAAATGAAATGTACGGTTCACGTAGTTCCGTAGACATAAATAAAGATAAACAGCTAGAGAAACTGTGTTTGCTATTTGAAGGTAAAATGTTAGAAAAAAATCTTTGTGATTTCAATTTAATTATAAGTGAATCTCTTCGTTTAATGGAGGAACGTCCATATATTCTTAAATGTTTAGAGGCAAAATTTCCGTGGATTTTGATTGACGAATACCAAGATCTAGGGAAAATATTACATGAGATTGTTTTATTGTTTCTCGAAAAAACTAAAATTAAGTTTTTCGTTGTTGGCGATCCTGACCAGTCAATCTATAAATTTCAGGGTGCTTCGCCATTTTATTTTTTAGAACTTTATGATCATCCAGATATGAAGAAAATAAATTTAACTACTAATTACAGAAGTGATCAATTTTTAATTGATTCTGTATTAAAGACATTAGACTGGGATGATAGGGAGTATGTGTCTGGAATAATTAATGAGAAGCCTGCAAAAATAAATTTTTTTGAATGTGAAGATGGTATGGAACAACAGTATAAATTAGTTGCTCAACAATTAATTCCAATGTGTGTTGCTAATGATATTTCCCTTTCAGAAATCTGTATTTTGGTTGGATACAATAATCAATTAGATGAGCTTTCCAATATATTAGATGAAGAAGATATAGCCTATTATAGAGAAGGATTGCCATTTTTAAAATTAAAATTTGTGTTATGGCTACAAGAATGCTGTCTATATTTATCAGGTAGTAATAAAGTAAACTTCAATGATATATCTGATGAGTGGTTGTTTATAAATAATAAAGATATACGTAATTTTGGTGAAAAAATGAATCTATATAAGAGTCTAGAAAAAAGTAAATTGAATAAAGCTAGTTTTAAAAAGTGGCTTAAAGAAATTTTTATAGATTTGGATTTGTCTAATGTTCTATCCTGTTCTCCATACAGCAATGAAGTTGACGATGTTAAGAAGTTCATCATACAAGTTATCCAGAATGAAGTCTTAAAAAATCATACAGTTAATCAATTTGGAAACATCTCAGCTATAGATAATCAGGTAACTATCTCTACTCGGCATAGTTCTAAAGGTTTAGAGTTTGAGGTAGTCATTATTCTTGGCTTAGAGGATGGAAGTTTTCCTCACTATGCGCATGAGATAGGTGGTCAGGAATATCAAGAAGACCTGAGAGTTTTTTTTGTCTCACTAACTAGAGCTAAAAGAGTAGTGTATTTAGTTAGATCAAAAAGTATATCTGGTATCAGTAAATATGGAAATCCATATTCTTTTAAGAAGGAACCATCACCGTTTTGGACATTATTAAAACAAAATATTTGAAAAACTATTATTATCATTTCTAGCTCGCAATTTTCTTACTAAAAATCCTTCAAAATATCCATTTTTTTCTAGTTAAAACAGTTTGAAACTAAATCAAAACTAACTACAATTGACAAAAATTATCAGAATTTCGCAGCATTCACTAAAAAAATAGAATGCTGTTATACCAACGATTAGAGCTTGTCAGAAGCTCTGGAAAAAGCTAACCTTTTGCTGGAAGGCAGTGTAGGGTAAAACCTATCTATAGGCTAAGAACGTTGATATTATAGCGTTCTTGGCTTTTTATTTGCCTTCGATCTCATAAATACTATCCGAAAAACTATCTATTTGTCAGAAACCTAAATAGTTTGCTAACTTTTGACTGGTATTTTCAGCTTGTTGCGGTGTAACATGGCTATAAATATTCATGGTAGTTTTTACATCTTTATGACCTAAGCGCTTTTGAACCTCATTAATCGTTGCACCAGCTTCAAACATAAGCGAACAAGCAGTATGTCGGAAACCATGAGGACTTATTCTTTTTAAAGTTAAGCCTTCTTTTTCCGCTTTGTCATAAATCCAATCGAGCCAATCATTTACTACTTGCGGATAATACAAATCGTTACTCATATTGCTAAACATGAGTTGCTTTGCTTTTGACGTATTAAATCCAAGTTTGAAATAATCTTCTTTTTGAATACTAAACCATTTTTGCAAAATTCGTATCGTTTCATCATCTAAGCTGATGGTGCGGTACGAATTTTTTGTTTTGGGTGTCTGCAAAATAACTTGATCGTATTCATCAATAGCTATCGTTTTGCCGATTGTTAGTGTCTTATTGAATATGTTTAAGTCTTTAATATACAGCCCCAATGCTTCTGATTTACGCATGCCAGTAATAGCAAGCAAACGGAAGAACGCATAATATTTATAGTTATCAAGTGTTTGAACGAATTTCATAAACTCGTGTAATTCATCTTTACTATAAAAGTTAGGTTTCTTTTCCTCTTCTTTTTTGCGTGGAAGAATCGTCTTTTTCATAGGGTTACTTTCCATTAATTCCATAGAAACGCCATAATTCATAACTTGGGCGGTAGCACGTCTTATATAGTGGTATTGCTTATATTTGCTATGCCATTCATTCACGCATTTTTGACAAAAAGAAACGGTTATTTGGTCTAGTTTTAACTTGCCGAATTTTGGCAATACATGACCTTCAATAAAACGTCTATTGGTGGCTACTGTAGAAGATTTAACGCTTTTTCGGTGTTGTTCCAACCAATCGTTATAAAGCTCTTGAAAAGTGATTGTACGCTTCTTTTTAGAGCCTTTTAGAATGCTTGCTTTCAATTTATCAAACTCAAGACTTGCTTCTGCTTTGGTGTCAAAACCCTTACGAGTGGTGACAATCTTCTTTTCTGTAATAGGATCAGTAGCAACGTATCCACTGAATAACCATTTTCTTTTATTGTTTTTATCTTTGTATTGTTCAAATTTTGCCATAATAATTCCCTCCTGTACTGCTGGGGGCAAGCGGAGGGAGTAATTATTTATTTTTGTTGTATTCTTCTCTATCTATATCAAAAACAATATCTAGCAATTTCATTGCCTTTATCCTATCTTCGTGAGTTAACTCTTTTCCACAATAGTATAGTGGGGTAGTACCAATGATAGAATAGTTATTTTTATTTTTAATATTTGTTCGATATTCATTTTGAATTATTCTGTTTAGGTCGAAAAAGTCAGCCTTGCTTTTAGCGGAATCTCTGTAAGATATTTGATTTCCGGAATCATCATTAAAAAGGCAAAGAAATTCATTTGCTTCTAGCGGTCGAGTTTCTTCATATTCTAGACCTTTTATAAATTCTGATAATGGAACAACTTGTTTATTTTCTTTTTTTTGTATCCCATGGACTAATGAATTTCGTTCTGTCGTATATCCGGCTCTTTCTAAAAGTTGGATATAAATGTATTTAACAACCTCTTTATCTCCTCCACCAAAATAATTAGCAATCCTTTCGAGGATTTCCATTCTAGGCTTTTTCTTGTTTCCATTTTCAATATCAGAGATAAAACTTTTAGATACTCCTATAGCATCAGCTAATTGTTTACTGGTTGTATCATTACCCCGGAGTTCCTTAACATAGTTTCCAAGTTCAATCATTTCAGGATATTTAGCCACTTTCTGCACTTCCTTCCTATATTTATACCTCATAGTGTAACATCGTTTTAATGTAAGAACAAGAAAATAAAATAGTTTTGATATTAGTATTGCGTTCTTTTGAAAGCCATGCTAAAATGATGTTGTTCTTAAATGAGAACTAAAAAAATTTCAAGTTCTTTAAGCAGAACAAGAAAGGGGAAGGTAAGATGCGCGTAAGAGCGAAACGAGAACCTATACAGATAGAAATGATTAAAAAAGGATTTAATCAAAAGACGCTTTCGAAAAGAATCGGAGTGCAACAATCGACTTTATCGAATTTTCTAAGCAATAAATATTCTCTATCTCCAAACAAGGCTTTCGAAATATCTAAAGCTTTGGACAAAGACTTTGATGATTTATTTCTGATAGAAGAAAAGGAGGTGACTAGATGAAACTCGAAGTAGATTTAAGCCCGACTATAGAACAGCAATTAACAGAAGTTGCTAGTCGTGTATGGGTGGAGACAATGAAGCGTGAAGTTGAGAAACGGACTTTTCCAGAATGGATGGATTTAGAAACAACATGTGATTACCTACAAGTATCACGATCCAATTTATCAAAATTTATCAAAGAATTAGATTTTCCAGTTTCAACGATCAATCAGACGAAGCGTTGTAATCGTAAAAAGGTTGATGAATGGATGGCACAATTTGAAATTTAATTAGTTGCTGGGGGCAAAGTGGAAAGTAAGTTAGTCAAATGGTAGTCTCAAAGGTTTTGATATAGGAGGAATAACAATGGAAATCACACAAAATCAAGCAATCGAAAAAGCTTTACAAGAAGTCATTTCAAAGGAAGCAGCGGCAGAATTAGCAAATTTGGAAGGCAAAGCACTAGAAGAAACATTTGAATGTTTGTACGAACAAATGGACCACCAGAATTTATTACCAAATGAGCCGACAGTTTCAGGACTGGTACAAGGCTTGTATGACCTAACGCAAGTTACTTTTCAAGAGCGGCTTTCTATTGAAGAGTATCAAGAAATTTTGTATCAGCAAGTTGAGTTGTTAGCGAGCTTGCTAGGGCTTGAACTGGAGGACGTTGAATGAAAACAGAAATTTGGAACGGACACATTATAAGATTTGTCGAAATTGATAACGAGTGGTGGGCAATTGCGAAAGATGTTGCTAGAGCGCTTGGGTATAAGAAGCCTGAAAATGCTGTATACACTCATGTTTCTGAGGAAGATAAAACCACTACCCTGATTCAGGGGATTGGTTCAAACTATAAATCTAAAGCAATTGCAATTAGTGAATTTGGAATTTATGATTTAGTGTTTAGCTCTAAAATGTCCCAAGCTAAGCAATTTAAACGTTGGGTATTCGAGGTTGTCAAACAGCTACGTCGGTCAGTGGGTATTGAAGGCTTTCAAGTATTCCGTATGCTAGACAAAGAACACCAAAAAGAAGCAATGACTAAATTAAGCCACGCTATTACTGAACCAAAACCAGTAGATTACATTAAAGCGAATGTGATAGCCAATAAAGCTGTATCAACTATTTATGGTCATTCCAAAATGGTAAAAAAGAAAGATATGACTCCTGAAATGTTGGTTGATCGTGAACCTATTTTAGATGAGACAGTAGAATTAATGGCTGTTAAAGAAAAATATGGGTTGCAGTTTTCAGTGAGTGAGAAAATTTATAATCGTTCTGCTGAAATACAGATCGCTTAGGAGCTAACACTATGAATGAGGAGAAAAGAAAAAAAGCCTTTGCTATACAATTCTTGGCGGAATCAGCAAATGGCTAGACGTAGGTAAAATACCTATATTTCTTTTCTCTAATTCTAACACAAATTGATGGAGGAATGAAGAGAATGAACAAAAATATTGATATAGATATGTTAATCGCTGATTCAAGTTATATAAGTAATGCTATTTTAGCGTTGAGTGAAATGTCTTATGAGTTTTTACGAGGAGATTCTACGAAACTAGAAGATATAAACAAATTGAATGCAATCATTGCAAGTATTCAGTGTTTAGCGGACAGACACGCTAAGGACATGGAAAAATTAGATGAGGTGTCTGAATGATTTATGTAGGTAAAGTCCGACCATCCGTCATGGAACCACCAATTGATAAAAGTATTATTCAATTTTTTTCAGAATATACACCGATTAAAGTTGATGTTTCTGATGATCCCGAAGAACATAAGAAATTAAAGACGATGGGAATTGACGGTTTTATAGCTGGTGAAATGAAAGCCTTGATACGCAAGAACGAGAATTTAATTAGTCGTGATTGTCTAATTTTAGATTTAGATGATGTAGTTATATCAGAAAGCGAACTAGTTGAAAAGATTAGCAAAAAATTCAAAAAGTTTGATTATGTGCTTTATCCCACTGTAAGCCACGGTTTCAAAGGCGTACGTTATCGCTTGGTTATCCCTTTAGATAAACCAGTGAAGGAACAAGAATATAAATTGCTAGTGTCTTTCTTTTCTGAAAAAGTTTTGAGCGATATTATCCGTATGCCAGATTTATCTAATTTAACCTGGTCGCAAATACAATTATTACCAGTGACAACTCAGCACGTCACAAGAGAACAGATAATCATTTCTAAGGGAGAAAAATTATTTCCGGTAGAAGAAGCATTATTAGGAGCTAAACGGTGGGAAAAAGAATACTCTTTATTAACTGGTTGCGTTCGTTCTACACCGTTATACAAAGATGTAACCCATTTTAAAAAAGGCGGGTCACGTTATCGGAATACCACCACTGAATTGTTTGAAAGTTTGGTTGCTGGTTGCGAAGAAGGAAACCGAAACAATCGGATTGCACAGATAACAGGTGGCTTATTGGCTCGAGCGGTTGATGTGTCGGCAGTGTTCGAACTGGTGAAAGTTGCCAATCAATATTTTACAGAACCGTTATCAGAAAAAGAAGTTGAAGCGACCTTCTTTTCGATTGCTAAAAAGGAGTTGAAGGCTAATTGAGGGAATTAATCGAATTACAGGACATACAAAAGCGCAAACAAGAACAAGCGAAGGACTTGCCTAACTGGATTTATTATGATGAGAACGGAACAATGAAAGTCAATGCTCAAAAACTAGGCTATGAAGTCATGAAAGAAGTTCCTATGATTCGAGCGAGTGAATTATCTTTTGGGGCAAGATTTGATAAATCCATTGGTGCATGGCGCTTGGATAGTTTGAATGATTTTTTAGAAGGATATATCACGAAGAAATTAGAATCAGTCGGCAAGTGGAGCCAACAAAAACTAAACGAAACCAAGAAATTTATATTCATTAAAATATATGATAGTACGATGAAAGAAAATCCATTCAATCGTAGCAAGCCCTACCTAGCCAATTTTAAGAACGGCACATACAACATTAAGACTGGTGAATTGAAGCCACATGATATTAAGGATTATATCTTACAAAGCCAAGAGTATGCAATAGACCCAAGCATTAAAGACTATCCGACAAAAACACTCGCTTGGCTGAATGATTTAACAGGCGATAAAGAAAGTGTGCTTTATCTCATGGAAATTATCGGTTATTGCTTCTATCGTAGTTATGCACCCTTTCAATGTATCACGATACTACAAGGTAGCGGAGAGAATGGAAAATCGACTTTCTTAACTATGCTAACAAAGATACTCGGTCAAAGTAATGTTAGTAATGTGACGTTGCAAGATTTAGGGAACAAACAGAATCGCTTTGCCAGCAGTAACTTGTTTCAGAAGTTAGCGAATGTATTTGCGGATATTGGGGCAGACTTTATCAAGTCTACAGATTTATTGAAGGCTCTTACTGGTGGTGATCGTTTATCTGCCGAACAGAAAGGGAAAGACGCGTTCATGTTTATCAATTTTGCAAAGCTGATATTTTCTGCTAACGAGTTACCGCCATTCAGTGATTTTACATTAGGCTGGGATAGACGATTGAATGTGGTTCCGTTTGATTGCGTGATTGATGAAACCTTTAAACAGAAACATGATTTGCAAGCAATTGAAGATGAGATTCCGATATTTACTGTTGAATGCATGCGAGCATTTTTTGAAGCCTTCCAACGTGGAGAACTGACCGAATCAGTGAAAATGAAGGAGACAAAAGAAAAGTGGCTGAAAGAATCGAATCATGTTTTACGGTTTATTGAAGAAATGTGTGACGTTGATATGGAATCTAAAGAAGGCGATTCATCAAAAATGATTTATGAAGAGTATCGAAACTTTTGTTTTAAAGAAAGTCTAAAAGAATTGTCACAACCAAAATTCACGAAACAATTGGAGAAGATGGGTATTTTCAGAAGAAAACAAAGTATCAATGGAACTAGAATGTGGAGATACACTCATCTAAAACTAAAAAATGAGTACACCCCTATAATAAGTTGATATATATTGGACACTTTGGACAGGGTACTAGAATCATTGATATAACAACGTTTGTGAAGATAATATGCAATGAATATCGGGAAAACGCTTGGACACCTAGTTGGACAGGTAAATAAAGTGTCCAAGCAACTGTCCAACGATAAATAGCAAACTCGTTAAAATAAAGACTATAAAACGTTGATTTAACAGCGTTTATAAGGACGTGTCCAACATGTCCATAAAAAAACAATAAGTCACAGGGGTCAGCATATTTTTTTACTAAGGAGAGATTAAATGTTAAATATGATTGAAACAAATAAAAAGATTCATTTTGAATATACAAAAGAAATCGGTCAAGTATTAATGAACGCCTTATCATTCAGTGTGGCATTGCAGACGAAGGATTATTCTACCTTTTCCCCCGAAGTGTTGGAGCAAATGGAAAAAGACCCTGAATGGTTGTATGATATTGCTAATTGGCTGCAAGTGACAATCGTTAATTCTTTATTGCAGAGTGATAACTACGATAGCATAGATGAGATCGTGAGAGAGTTTAATTGTCTGCTTAACCTATATGATCGAGCGAGACAACGAGAGCTTACATCGAATGAGGATAATTTGTTTTTAAACATCCATGATAAGTTCTTGGCTTTGCTACTAACAGATGATGAATTGATAACTAATTTATTGGAGGTAGAATAATTATGTATATAAAAAGTATTAGATACTTCGATGGTGAGAAACACATCGAGTATTCAGACACTCAAGAAGATGTAGACTTTATTAGTTTTAAGGAAGATAAAATCGCTAAAGTTAATTTTAAAGATGGAACATACCTAAAGATAGTATCTCCTTATATTGAATACAAATCAAAATGGGAACAAGATGATTCTGACGAATGAGATCGCTTTGGTTGGTAATCTATGGCAGTTAAAAAACAATGCAATCATGCTGGATGTAAAATATTGATTGATTATAGGCAGAAGTATTGTGGGAAGCACAAAGCAAAGCAAACGGCAATTAAGCGTGAAGAAAGAAAGCAAAGCGAAGGTAAATATTTTCAATTCTATCAAAGTAGAACATGGCGAAAGGCTTCATACTTGTATCGGTTAAATCATCCAGTATGTGAGGATTGCCTAGAAGAAGGCTTGATAAGAAAAGCTGATGTTGTAGATCATATAATTGAGATAAAAGATGATTGGAATAGACGGTTAGATGAAACTAATTTTCGTTCTTTATGCCATGCACACCATAATTCCAAGACAGCCAATGAAAGACAAAGACGAGAAAAGAGTACCCTTTGAGTTAAGGGGGGCTTGTGTGAAACTTACTGACAATCGATGCCTACTCATTTTGGTACAAATAACCATTGTGAAAAGGCATAAGGGTAATTACAAACAACGATTACAGTTGTAATCATAAATGAAACAGTATATAATGAAAGTAGGAGATTTAGTGAAAAATACAGTTGTCATTACTGATGAAACAGGGAAACAGCGCACCATTGAGTTACCTCATTTTGGACAGGTAACCATTCAAATGCAAAACGGAAAAATCATTTATATAGATAAATTAGACAAAGAAAAATTCTGATCGAAAAACGAAGGAATGTTGGCTTAATTGCTGGCGTTCCTTTTTCTTTTGTCTGAAAGGAGGATAACATGGGACACCCAAAATTATTGGAAGATACAAAAGGCAATATATCAAGCGAAGAAAAGGCAATCCGTGTGGACGCTAGAGAAGAATTGTTCAAGCAGCAACCATTAATAAATATCACGCCCCCTGACTGGATGGCAGCGAGCGCTAGAAGTGAATGGAATCGTATCGTACCAACATTAAAAAAAGATTATCCATTGAGTGAAGCAGATTATGGTTCATTGGTAGCATATTGTTTAGCCTTTGCTCGAATGAAAACAGCCGAAGCCGAGATAAGAAAATCAGGAACGTTTATCACATGCGAAAACGGAGTAAAGAAAGCTAATCCAGCAGTTCGGGTTCAATCACAAGCCATGAGCGATTTGAAAAAGCAAGCTACGTCATTAGGTATGACCTTAGAATCACGATCAAGACTAGCTTTGAATAAGGTTAAAAATGACGAATCCGAAGATCCATTCAAAGAGTTGATGGGGTCATGAACGATTATATTGAGAAAGTCCTATCAGGAAAGCTTGTGGCACCCAAGAAAATTATCCAAGCGTGTGAGCGCCATATAAACGATTTAGAGCGTTCTAAGTCAAATAGCTTCCCTTATGTGTTTGATGAAGAACAAGCCACCAAAGCGATTAAATTCATTGAGTTGCTACCATCTACGGACGGTAAACCAATCAAGATGTTAGGATTTCAAAAATTCATTCTAGGCAGTCTTTATGGCTGGCGTACTAAAGAAGGGAATTACAGGCGATTCAATCGAGCGTTTACCAGTATGAGCCGTAAGAATGGAAAAACGTATATCGCTAGTGGTATGGCTGCTAATGCGTTGATTATGGAACAGGAACCAGCAGAAGCAAGGCAAGTATTGTTTGTAAGTAACGCTTTGAAACAAGCTAAATTGGGCTATGATATGCTGTCTAATTCACTTAGAAACGTGGTCAAGTCTAGTAAGTTTTTAAGACCACAACTGAAAATTATGAACTCTAAGATTCAGCACTTGCCCTCTAATTCGTTCGCTATGGCACTGGCTAGTGAAACCAGCACATTGGATGGCTTTGCACCCACAACCGCCATATTGGACGAATGGCATGAAGCCAAAACACGTAAGACTTATAACGTCATTAAATCAGGAATGACCCAACAAAAGAATGGGTTGTTATGTGTCATAAGTACCGCTGGGCTTGATTTAAACGTTCCAATGTTCGGGGAATACTTATTACTGGATCGTGTGCTAAAAGGTGAAGAACAAGCCGATAGGTACTTTATAGCGATATGGGAATTGGACGATCCCGAAGAAATTCACGATCAAGAGAAATGGATCAAAGCGAACCCGATTTTTGAAAGTGAAGAAATCAAAAAAGTAATGATTCCAACCATTCAAGATGATGTGAACCTTGCTTTGAAACAAAATAACCTTAATTCTGTATTGGTGAAAAACTTCAATTTATGGAGACAAGCGAGTGAGGACAGCTATATGATTGCTGAAGACTGGCAGGCAACCGAAGTAGAACCACAAGATATTACAGGCAAGCCCGTTTATATCGGAGTGGATTTATCTAAAACAGATGATTTAACCAGTGTTTCGTGGATCGTACCACTAGATAATGGCAAGCTTTATTGTGATTCTCATAGCTTTGTAGCCACCAAATATGGGCTTCAAGACAAAGAAAAGCGCGACGGTTTGCCTTATCGAGAACTAGAAAAAGCTGGTGAGTGTTCCATTACTCAATTAGAAAGTGGAATCGTGGACTATGACCAAGTATTTCAGTTTATTCAAGATTTGATTCAAGAAAATGATTTGGAATGTATGGGGATTTGTTATGACCCGTATAACGCCAATAGCCTAATTTCTAAAGCTGAAAAAGCAAACTACCCAATGCTAGAAGTAAGACAGGGAACGATCACTTTAAACGTTCCGACTCGAACATTTAGGGAACAGGTCTATGAAGACAACGTGATCCATAAGAAAAATACAATCCTCACTCATGCAGTGAATAACGCTATTTTAAAAACGGATAACAACGGCATTCAGATTAATAAATCAAAGAACAGTAACAAAATTGACCCGATTGCAGCCTTGATTAATGCCTATGTGTTTGCAATGGACTATTTCACCAAAACAGAGGGGAGTAAAGCAGACAATGAATTTTACACAAGTGAAGAATTTTCTTTCTAATTACATTCATACCGTTCTTTTACTTCTTGGATTGGTGTGTGTGCTGGTTGCTATCACCTTACTAACAAATGTCTACTATGGCTTGTTAGCGCTGGGCGTAGTGCTTATTGGGATAGCGGTCATGTTAAATACAGAACAGAAGGGAGGTTAAAAGATGGCATTTTTTAAAGCGAGACAAAATACAACGGGAGATCCTTTCCTAGATCATGTGGTATCAATCCAATCAGATGATTACACCACCAGTTTTACAAGCATTCGTGCATTAAGAAATAGTGATGTGTTTGCAGCCGTTCGGATCATTGCCAGTGATATTGCTTCAAGTCCGATTCAATTGGTTAAAAACAATATGCCACAAGCTGATGATGAACTGGTGAAGTTACTAAACGAGAAACCTAATTCAGAAATGGACGGTTGGCATTTCAAATTTGCTTTAGCAGTCAATATGCTGTTAAACGGTAATAGCTTTGCAGAGATCAAGCGTAACGGTGAAAAGGTAGAAGAACTTCACTTATTACCTAACTCAAGTGTAACGGTTACTCAATTAGATAATGGCACGTTGTCTTATCAGATTGGTGATAAAAAAAGACGTGTGAAGTCTAGCGATATTTTGCACTTTAAATATTTCACTCAAGATGGTTTGACAGGATTACCACCACTTTATGCTTTACGTGATGAACTAAAAATCCAGCAAGCTGGCAACCGTACATTACACAATTTTTTCACTCGTGGTGTCAGTGGATCAGGTATTTTGAAAGTTCATAAGTCTGATTTGGACGGATCAGCCAAAAGTGCAATTCGTGAAAAGTTTGAAGAAGCCAACGGATCGAGCAGTGGTGATAATGCTCTTAGAACGATCATTCTTGATGAAACAATGGACTATAAAACATTAGAAGTAAACACCGATGTTTTGAAGCTTATTAACTCCAATGATTGGAATACGAAACAAATTGCTAAGGCGTTTGGGGTACCAATCGAGCGTTTAGGCGTTGAAAATGAACATTCCAGCACAGTTCAAAGTAATCTCCAATACATTCAAAGCACACTGATCCATTACTTTAATGTGTTTGTAAGTGAATTTGATACAAAACTAAAAACTAACACACGCTTTAATTCCGATCAGTTACTAGAGACTGACCCCGAAAACAAAGTAAAGAACGTATTGGAACAGGTCAAAGGGTCACTTCTCACGATTAATGAGGGGCGGTCGAAAATGGGGCTACCCCCCATGGATGGTGGCGATCGTTTACTAGCAAGTTTGAACTTTACGTATTTAGATACGTTGGAGAAATATCAATTAAAAGAACAGGAAGGAGTTACACCAGTTGAATAATGAAGAAGAAAAAGAAAAACGGCTGACAGAAGAAGCTGAGCTAACAGCCGATTCTCCAAAAATGGGGAAAGAAAACGAAGAACAGCCAACAGACGGCAAAATTATTTCAGGCTATGCGTTGAAATTCGGGCAACCGTCAAAAGATTTAGGCGGCTTTGTGGAAGTCATTACACCCGAAGCATTAAAAGAGGTGGATTTATCAAATGTGTTCTTATTGCAGAACCATGATTATAGCAAGCCTTTAGCAAGCGTTAAAGCAGGCACGTTAAAATTAAACATTGATGATGTTGGTTTACATTTTGAAGCGACTTTAAACGATACGAGCTATGCTAATGATGTGTATGAGAATGTATCAAAAAAATTATTGGACTCAATGAGTTTTGGTTTTGTGTTAGGGATCGATTCCTTCGACAAAAAAGAAGATGGCACAATTGAACGATCAATAGATAAAATCAAAGCACTTAATGAAATTAGCGTGGTGACCGTTCCCGCTTATGATTCATCAAATGTCCAAGTCAATAAGCGTTCTTACGAATCGTTTATGAGTAACAACCAAGCAAAGCAAACAAACAATAGCTTAGAATCCACTTCTAAAGCACAAAAGGAGAGTAAAAACATGGAAAAAACGTTAATTGATAATGAAAAAACTGAAATGCGTGGGTATGAAGAATATATCCGTTCACAAGGCGAAGTGCGTGATGGAGTCACTACTGTAAATGCAGCGGCAGTTGTTCCCGAAGAAGTAATCGGTGAAGTCTTTGATTTGAAACGTTCAAATTATAACTTAGCTCAATATGCAACAGTAAAAACAGTATCAAATGGACAAGGTAAATATCCAGTAGCAACTAACCAACAAGCAGTGTTAGCAACAAAAGCTGAACTTGCTGAAATTGGTGATATTGACGCTGAAATGTTTACTTCGGTTGATTATAAAGTAGAAACTCGTGCTGGTAAGATTGCCTTATCAAATGAGGTTGTGGAAGATTCAGCAGTGAATATTGTACAAGAGGTCAAAGATCAATTAGCAAAATTGGTAGAAAACACCGACAATAAGCATATCATGGATTTATTAAAAACATTCACTAAGAAAACGGCTGCTACGTTGGACGATTTGAAACAACTATACAATGTGGCATTAGACCCAGCATTAAATAAAATGGTAATTCTAAACCAAAGCGGATATAACCACCTAGATACATTGAAAGATTCAGATGGACGTTACATTTTACAACCCGATGTGACAGCGCCTAGTGGTAGATCATTATTCGGTATGCCAGTAGTATTGATTGCAGATAGTTTGTTTGCCAATCCTAAAGCGGGTACGTTCCCAATGATTATGGGCGATATTGCCCAATCTATCTTTGTTGCTCGTAGAAATCAAGTAACGACTCAATGGGAAAAATTCGATTACTACTCACAAGGACTTGCAGTGATCGTTCGCAACGATTACAAGAAAATTGATGAAAATGCTTCAGTGTATATTGAGTTTACGCCAGTTGTAACACCAAAAGTATAGAAAAATATTGGGCGGCGGTTTATCCCACTGCCCTTTATTTATAGGAGGGTTAGAATGGTAATTTTGGATAGCATAAAAAAAAGTATGCGGATCGATCACACTATTGATGATGACTTTATTCAACAATTGATTGATACAGCAGGCGAATATATAAAAAGTGCTATTGATAGTAGCGCAACGGATAAAGATATGGATAATTATCAGCAATTTGATTTAGCGGTGTCATTACTTACTCAACATTGGTATTTGAACCGTCAAGAAGCCAGCAGCGAACGGATACCAGTAACGGTACAAGCGTTAGTACAACAAATGAGAGGTGCTTATTATGCCAATCATTAAGAATGTAAATGAATTGACTGAGAGAATCGCTTTTAAAAAAGTAGAACGTGTGAAAGATGAAGATGGGCAGATGGTGGATAGTGAAGAAACTGTATTTGAATGTTGGGCTAATGTGCGTTCACAAATGCTAAAAGACGTGCTTGCTAGTGTAGGTACCATTCTTGAAGGAACGTTGACGTTTATTATTCGATACGATCAAGATTATGAACTAACAAACGATATGAAAGTAGCTTGGAAAAACAAGAGTTATAAAATTATTTCAATCAATGAAGGAACGGCGTTTAAAGATTATACAACGATCATAGCTAAACAGATTTCATAGCTAAACAGATTTCTTAGACTGATTACAGTTGTAAACGTTGTAAGAATTTAGTATAATTAAGGTAGTAAATGAAGGGGTTAGCTGCCTGAATTTTGCAAGACTTAGCTAGTCGAAATCTATTGTCGGACTGAAAATTGTAGGTGTGGTTGCAAACATGCTGGACTAAGAAAGATGATAGATGATGAACGTTCATTTTTTCACCTCTAATGGAGACGTAGCTTAGTTTTTATTGGTAAATCACGTTCTTCTTTGTCTTTCATATTTTGTAGTTGACACGTCCAACACGGGCGTGTTTTTTGTGTTATTATTAGTATAAAAAAGGTGAGATATTATGAATAATGTAATTTTAAAATTTGATAAGACAGAAGTTTCAGATTCCGAGATACAAGAACACATAGATTGGTATCTTTTAAAGGTGGAAGAAGGATATAATTATCTGAAAGATAATCAAAATAAATCGGCAATGGCTGTTTTACGAGAAATTAATAGGAATTTAGAACAGGAGTATAAATATTATCAAAAAACAAGTATTGAGAAAATAATAATTTTTAATAATGATTTAAAGAGTAGGTATTGTGATGGTATTACAAGTGCATATATAAAACAAACTGATAAAAATAGTTATAGCATGTTGGATAGTAATTTTTATGATATAGCAGATTATATTGGAATGATTAAAGAATTATAATGCCCCCAGCTAAAAAAGCTATCTAAAAACTATCTATTTGTAAAAATATTTAAGAATATACGAATTTTGGAAGATAACTTTTAGAGATTTTTTTGTTGATATAACAGCATTTGTGCGTATTAAGATAGAAAATCGTTAAATGGAAGGTAGTGTGGGTTAACAACTATTTCATTGCTCGAAACGTTGATATTAAAGCGTTTCGAGCATTTTTTTATTCATCAGTATATTAACTTAAAACAACGATCGTCTAGAAATAATGAACTGAACAGCTAATAGTATCTATTTGTCTGATGAATCTAAAGACTTGAATGTTTACTACTAGATTGTTCAAATTCTAGTAGTAGCTCAAGCAACATTTTTTAATCACTACTTTGAGTGCGAACGACAATAATAAAATGTATGAAAGGGGATGGGAATAATTCTCTTCCCTTTTTACTAAATACATTCTTTTCCGTTATTAGAGAGGACTGAGCACACAATATAATCCTATTCGTTGATATGATGCCAAACAAACTTGCGAAGGCTGAGCTTGCTGGTGAGTAACCTTTTTAGAAATGGAGCGAGATAAATTCACTTCTTCCATTTGTTCGAACTAATTGGGCCGTCGGTAATGAGTATCACGATTAGAATGAACGATTGGATTCACTTTGACTTGGCGGGTAGCGAGTCTAGCACTTAACATATTATTTACTGATCCTGCATTAAGCTTGAATTTAATGGACTAACTAATGATAGCAATATCGCGATAATCAACAAGTAGTAATAAATGAATTTTCTCTGCGGGAATTCTAAACTCAAAATTATCTGTCAGCCAATTTCAGTTGGCTTTTTTCTGCTTATTTGGAGATAAAGAATTTTTCAACATATCCTCTTTATAATTTTTTGGTTAATTTTTCCGTATTTTTCCAAAGTTTTCTAGCCTTGGTTGCTGCTATTTCTTCACGCCATTGCGTCAGGTATCACTATTTGGATTTGGAACTGTACCCCCAGAATTAATGGGTACCTTTAATTTGATTTTTTATCAAACGCCGGAAGATGCTGTCTTTAAAGCCCTTGGGGTAGAATAGACAACTTTTTATTAAGCTAATATCTTCAGAAAATTAATCAATGAACTTAACTTCATAGTTTAAACAGAAAAAATTAATTGCTTAAATAACTTTTCCATTTGCTGGTTTGACCACGTACCAATCTATATTACTTACTAGATTAGTCGTTAATCTATTCGGATCGAATGGGCAAAATATTTTTGTGTATGTTCGTCCTTGATTATGATTCCAAAAAGAATCATTGGGAGGCTGTGGCGTAAATATTATACTATAAGCCAGAAATACCTATATTTAGTTATTTCTGGATTTTTTGATAGAAAAATAACAGAAGAATAATACAAATAGCCTAATACTAGAATAGTTAGTCATTTTTTTTTACCTATCATTCTGAACTTTTTTATTTAGGAACTTTCATCTCAAAGCTTTTTCAATTAATTTGTACCCTTGTTTTTTTTGATAAGATCATGTGCATTGTTCTATCTCTACGTTCATCTCCTACTTAATGCCTATCTGGCTCCTGAGGGGTTCTTTTTAAGGCGTCGTCATAGTCTTGGATGAGGATTTCTTGGTAATCTGAGGGAATGGCTTCCCAAGAGAGCAGGCGAACGTTCATGACGTGTTTTCCTTTGTGTTTGATTACAGCATGATTCTTACCTTTTTCTACCTCTCCAGCGTGAAAAGACAGCCATGTACCATGGCCAAAGATATCATTACATACCCAATGTTCGATGGAATTGTCCACGTATCCTACAGGGAGTGTGGTATAGCCGATTTGTGGTTTCAAAAAAGGATTGAATCGATCAATCGTTTCATTTTTGTATTGATAATTGATAAGAAAAAGATAGACCAAACAAAAGACGAGCAGAAAGAAAGATAGTGTCTTTTTGAGTGAGAAGGGTTGTTTTGATGAATAAGATTTCTTGATAACAAGAGGTTCATCCGGCAATGTTGGTTCTATTGATTCGGTAGCTGATTCAATAGAAGGAAAATCAATCGGCAGACCTAAAGTCTGATGTAAAAGTGACAGCATTTCAAGGTCTGGCATTGTACGAGAATTTTCCCAACTAGAAATCGTTTTATCGGAAACACCGATTTTTTCGCCTAATTCTTTTTGCGTAAGCTTACAATTTCTGCGGTAAGTTCGTATTTTTTCTCCGATGTTCATCTTCTTCTCCTTTCGATTCTACAGTATATAGATTTATTCTACATGACCTATACACTTGATAGATACGTTTTTTTGATGAAAAACGGTATGATTTTATCGAAGAATCATTTAAGTAAGGGAGAGTGGTGATAATCAAAAAAAAGTTCACAGTTTTACTCACAATCATAGTAATCGGTATCATGAGTGGTTTTGCCTTGGTTAGTGTAAATAAACAGGTACTCTATCGGACAAATGAATTTTTCCATCAAACAGATACTTATACTCCGATTCGATTGCCACAACATTTTATTGGGCAAGAAGAATATGAGCAGCTAATCATGGTATTTGAAAATGTCTCATCAGAAACTGAGCTTTCTTATATGAAAAAAACAGTAAATGAATCCAATGAAGTAGATACATCTTTGAACTTCAAGATACAGCCAAAGCTTGAAATGACATTGTATTATCAAGGGGATGTCAAAGCTTCTCACGAGAAGGTACCCTATTCTAATACCTCCTTTCGCGTAACGTCCATTGAAGAATCGATCAAAATAAAAGATTTTGAAGGTGAATTTTTCTTGATGACGAGAGAAAAAGAAGCCTATGAACGGTTCATTTCACTATTCACTGATCGATTCAATCAAGCATTTCACACTGATTATGCCACTAATATTTTTGAAGACTTTGAAAATAGCTATTCGTATTCGGTTATTTCAAGTACAGACGTATATAATTATCGAGTGTATTTAACTATTGGGTTGATTCTTTTATTCCTTTTGTTACCGTCCTTTTTCTTATTGATGAATAAAGAAATCAGTTTATTGTTGAATAATGGCTTTTCATTACATCAAGTATTGTGGTGTTTATTGGGGAAAAAGAAAATCATTATTACATTCATAATTGCAGGAATCATTGGTGGTTTTATTTTTATGTATTATAAGGAGCAATTTCTTTATTTGTTCCAGATGTACGTTTTCTTGTTCAGCGGAATATATGGTATCTCTTTGATTTCTCTTTTATTAGTTGAAAAAATCGCTTCGTTAAGAGAAGCGTTCAACTATATCCAATACATTCTTTTTATATTTGGATTGTTGTTTTCTCTTCTTTTGACCGTTGCCAATGTCGAATTAGCAACTATCGTTTTTTCTTCTTCACAGTTAGCTGTTTCCCATGAACCTCCAAAAGAAATCGCTGATGAAGACTATTATGTGTTTTATCCAGTAACCATCGGGAAAAACCACGTGGATTTTATTTATTCCAATCGTTTTGCATCAGCAGCAGATCAGGAATTATATGAAACTTTGAATAAAAATGGAAGTATATTAGTCAATGTATCAGATTACTTGAATGAAGAAAACGAACAGTTTGGCAGAGGGATAAAAATAAATCTGAATTATCTTAAGAAATTTCCTTTGATTGATGTCTCTGGAAGGTTGATCCAAATAACCGAAGAAGAAACGCACCCTGTTATATTGATCCCTGAACGATATAGACATACAGATTTAAAAAATGACCTGGCGCAAATAACAGAATATTATCAAGAAATCAGTGAAAAAGAACCGGAATTTCTATTTATAAAAAACAATCAACCCATTTATACATTTATTCCTTCTATCCCCTGGATCGAACATTATCCGGTTGTTGAAATACTGACATTGAAAAACAGTACGTATTGGGAAAGGAATATTCTCAGCGGAGAAATCTATCCACCGTTAAAGATCAAAATAGGCTCTTTGTCGAAAGAAAGGTTATTTGAGCTGATTGAAGAAAGTCAGTTACGTGATAACTTGCAGTTATCATTTCCGTATACTCAGACTGAAGAGATAGCTGTCAAAGTGTTAAGCAGATCATTTCATTACTTGATACAGATATGTTTTCTCACTTTCTTTTCTTTCTTCTTGTTGAGCTATGTCATGTTATGCATATATTTTGTCTACAATTGTCGGAAAATCGCTATCTTTCGTTCAAGTGGTTATTCGCTCTTTGAAACGTATAAAGATTTCTTCATGATGAACCTCATCAAATGGGGAACGACAAGTGTAATCTTCCTTTTTCTTATAGAAAGAGAGCCTAAATATCTTTTTAATATTTTTTTCTTTAGCTTCATTGATTTTATTCTTTCAGTTGTTTTTATTTTGTCTACAGAAAAGAAAAGTCAGTTATTGCTGATGAATGGAGGTTAA